GCACAATTAGAAAAAGCAATGGTAGATGCAGGTGCTAAGTTTTGTAAGAGAGTTCCTCTCAAAGCAGATCCTTGCATAGAAAAATTTTGGAAAAAGTAATTATGAAACAAGAAGAAATTTTAAAACTTAGAGAGTTAACCCCAGAGTATTTACACCGTAGATTGGTTAACATAGACAAAAAAATTCATAAATTGAGACTTGAAGGTCAACAAATTAGAATGATTATTAAATCTCTTAAGAAAAAATAGCCATGAAAAAGAACAAAAAGAACGAAGAAGTCTTAAAGCATAGTATAAAAGGTAAATACTTTGCGGACTACTTAATAATAGACGGCAAACAGATTGACCTAATAGATGCTGGTAAGTACTATCCGAAAACTTTTATTATTAAGTTACTGACTGGCGAGATAAAAAGACGTTTACATTATGCTCACTATCTTGACTTAATGAGATGCGCAGAAAGATATACTCCTGAACTCTACAAATGTTATCAAGATAATCGAAAGATGGCTGAAATAGAAGGATATAGTATTATTTATACTAAAGAGGAGTTATCAAATCTTGACTTAGAGGTTACAGAGCCTATAACTAGGACTCGTAAGAAGCCAGGCAGAAAAGCAGAAGAATGACAGATGAACAGATAAAGGAGGTAAGAAGAACTTATCTCCTTGCTAGAGCAGTTAACACACAGTATCAGTTTATCCGTGATTTTGTTAATGACGATTTACGAAAAGCAATTAACGAAGCAAAAGCAAAAAATGCTTACTTTATTAAAATTTTAGACGGATATTTGCAGAAGAGAAACGTAAGTAACCAGATAGAAGAAGACGAAGAGTTGGCATTTTTGCTTTTGGAAGAAATAGAAAAGAGAACTAATGATAAATAGAGTTTACATACCTGCAACTCTTTCCCTTAATATAGATGGTAACGTTTATCTTAAGGGAGATAAAGAGTTAATGCAATCATACTTTAAAGAACTTATGAAACAAGATCCGAGTATAGATGTAGAAGTTTGTATTACTAGAATAGATTCTAAGAAAACAAACCCTCAGTTAGCTTATTTCTATAGTACCCTAGTACCTATAGTAAAAGCAGGCTTTGAGTCGCTTACAGGGGAAGTATATAGCAAAGAGGACGTAGTAACATTCCTTAAAGACAAGTACTTCTACGAAGAGACTATGTTCCAAGGACAGTTTATTAAAACTCCTCTCTCTTTATCTAACGGTAAGAAAGACGAATTACATAAGTTTATACAAGATGTGATTTTATTTGCAAGAGAAATCCTGGGAGTGGAAGTACCAGAACTAGACTAAAAATTATGTTATATATTATAGAACCCCGCACAGAATCAGACAAAGTGGAAGCTGTTGGCTCCCCTGATGTCGCACACTCCTACGCTTATGGAGAAAACATGGTCACCTATTATGGAGATGAGTACAGTCAAACTATCCAATTAGGAACTATAGTAAACTGTAATGAAGTAATGTCTATTGTAACTAATGTTCTTCCTATGAAATTTGGAAGAGTTATTCTTACAGTAGTTCCTGCTTATCCTATTTCTAAAACTACTACAGGTGCCTTAAAACGTTAACTATGGCTAACGATTTTCCTGCTATGGAAGACTATAATGAGGGTAGTCAAGCACTACGCTACAACAAAGGTAAGGCTCAGTGGTCTTTAGTAGATTTTAAGTCTTTAGAACCTATGGTAGAAGTACTAGAGTTCGGAGCTAAGAAATACGCTAAAGATAATTGGAAGAAAGGAATGCCAGCTAGCGAAGTATTAGAGAGTATGTTGAGACATACTTTTAGTTTGTTATCAGGAGAGTCTCACGACAAAGAATCTCTTATCCACCATATAGGACACATACAATGTAATGCTATGTTTATTGCCTATATCTTAAGGGAGAAGCCTGAGTTTAATGATTTGACCCATGAAGATCCAAGTAAGTAACTTTTCCAAACTAACCAAAGGCCAAAGGAATTATCCTTATTGGTTCTTCTATCCTTTACCCATATTAACTTTTAGTCGCACTAACTCTAGAGAGAGGTTTAGTATTCATTTAGGGTTCTTATGGTTTACACTAACTATTAAATTTACGAAGCAATGATTTTAGACGAGGATTATTTATCCAACACAGCACAAAGCCAGAGTAGGCTAAAGAAAATACTTTTACACCCTAACCTTTATATTAACTACGATCCTAATTCTGACATGGATGAACCAGCAGAAGTAACAGTTATAGGTGATGGAGTAGATTTATTATTAACTCAAGGAGAAGATGTATTCATGGAGCAATTCTATTTTAGTACTGTAGAAAGACCTACAGGACAGATGGGAGACTTTGTATGGCATCTATTTGCTAATCGTAATGATACTATGGCAGAAAACATAGCCTACGAATTAGCAGGATTTAAGCGTGATACTCTTGCTAAGGTGAGAGAGAGATTCGAGAAAGAGGGTAAAGCCTATTATGATGACTTGATTGCTGGGGAAGGAAAGAAAGTAGTAAGTCCTATTCAGTATGCAACCATTCAGAACGTAGCAAACACTCTTAAGATGAGTCCCTTTACTTCTAAGTATGTAGTAGGGAATTCACAGTTTAAAGTATTTACTCAACAGTCTCTTCAGTTTGAATACGAAGGAGTTGCTTGTAAGGGTCTTTTGGATTTAGTGGTAGTTGACACAGTAAACAACATCCTATATCCTATTGATCTCAAAACAACCACAACTTCTTTAAACTACTGGATAGAGATGTTGCTTAAGCACAGGTATGATTTCCAAGCAGCCTTTTACACAGAAGCTCTTAAACAAACAGACCTAAGTATCTACGGAGAGAACTTGACTATACATAACTTTAGATTTATCGTAGAAAGTCAGAAGTATCCAGGCAGTCCTTTGATCTATGAGATGTCAGACAAGCTAATGGATTTAGGAAAGATGGGAGGCACTTACTTAGGTAAGGAGTATGAAGGGTTCCACCAAGCAATTCAACGCTTAAAATGGCACTCAGAAAACGATATGTGGGCATATACAATGGAGGACTACTGGAATGACGGACTTAGAATTGTGTAAAGTGTACTCAGATACTACAAACAATACCACAAAGTTCCTTAGCCCCATGATATTTACATCAGGGGCTAATGCTGCTCGTTTACTTGCTAACTTTGGGTTAGTTAATGTTTACATAGATGATTACGGGTATAAAAGTAAGTACACTAACTGTTTGTTCTTTCTGTTTAAGCCTACAGACAAAGATGCTTTTGAGATGTTTGAAACTAAAATTACAGGATTTGACTCTTTCTACGACTATTATGAAGTAGATAACATGGTTATGTATGTCTTTAGACCTAGTTCTTTATATCATAGAGACATTGAATTATTTAAGCAAGGTAGGTTTAATGACATGTCCAAAGATTATAAATCTCTTTTACATCGTGATATAAATTTTAAAGACGTAGTTGTAGATATTCCAAAAGAAATCTTTAGATTTGAACTCAGTTTATCTTAGTGCCGTTTATACAAGAATCATACAATACTTATAATCAGAAAGGAATAAAACTCCTTTCTGATTTTCTAAGTAGTAAAGGTTATGAAATAGAATCTAAAGAAGAAGACTTTAATATAGACATACTAGCCTATAAGGATGGTAATAGATATCTGTTTGAGGCAGAAATGAAAAAAGACATAAGTATTACTACTCCTGAAGCTTTTTATAAAACAGTATCATTTCTTTCTCGTAAGCGAAAGTTTGCTGAGAAGAACTGGTTTATATATTTTATAATTAGTAATAGGAATGGTGGAGCTATATGGGCACCTTCTGATGTAATTTTTAGATACGAACATAAAGTACAAAAGTATATAACTAAAGATGGTAGAAAAGGTTGGGAAGATTTTTATGAAGTACCAAGAGAACTTTGTAGATTTGTACCACCTGAACAATTTTTAATAAACAATAATGTATAAAATACCTATCATATATAACATGCCTAAGACTGATAAGTCTGAACTTTACTTAGATTTAGCTGTAAGAATTGCTCAAGAATCTTACTGTAAGAGACTCCAGGTAGGATCTTTAATCGTAAAGAACGGAAACATTATCTCTTTTGGGTATAATGGAACTCCTTCAGGGTTTCCAAATGTATGTGAAGAAAATGATATAACCTTTGAATACGTACTCCACTCAGAATCCAATGCAATTACTAAAGCATGCAAGAGTCCTATCAGTACAGAAGGAGCCGTTATGTACTGTACTCATGCATGCTGTGTGCATTGTGCTAAGTTGATTATTCAAAGTGGAATCACTACATTTGTATATCTAGAAGATTATAGAAATAGAACAGGATTAGAACTATTAATAGCAGCAGGTCTAGATGTAATCAAAGCAAAAACAAATTAAAACAATATGGCAATCACAGTAAAAGGACACCGAGTATTACTCAAGCGTCCTAAGAGAGAAGAAAGACTCATTCAACTTACACCAGAGATGGAAGAAGAGTTGAACATGAAAGAGTTGGCTAACCTTAAGCGTTTAGAAGTATACGCTCTCGGAGAAGAAGTAACCAACGTAAAAGTAGGAGACTTCGTTTATGTAAACATCATGTACCTTCAATCAGCAGAGTTAGTTGAAGTAGAAGGAGAAGAAAAGATCATGGTAAGTGATCGAGACATTGCTATCGTTTGGTAATTAAAAAGACAAATATGTTATTCTATTACACAGAAAAAGAAAAAGTAGAGAACGGTGAAGAGATGGAATTGATCATCAAGAAAGGTTTCTCTTTTAACATCCACAAGGTTCTTATGACTTACCCTACAGAGAATGGTTTAGCCGTTGTCTTAGAAGGTAACGCTGATAAACTTAACCCTGTAGACTATCAATACAAAATTGATCCTGCAACTAAGCAAAAAGTTCCAGTAAAAATCACTAAATTTGAAATCACAAGTGAGCCAATCGTAGTAGAGCTGAAAGTGAAAGAAGAAGTTCTTGCTTTCTTAGCTGCTACAGGAGGACCACAAGCGATGTAATCATAGTTTTAGTTTATTTAGTTTTAGTTTTTAGTTATTTAGTTTACCAACCAAAAGAAAAGGGGCTCTTAATAGGGCCCCTTTTTTTATAATCTTATTACTCTTGGATGTTCTATCCCGTTTGCTATGACGACATCTAATCCTAGTATACTTTCTATTACAACATCGTCTTCTTCCTCTACTCCCATTTCTTTTAATAGATCTTCAAACTGATCTTCTGTAAGCAGTACCACATTAGGTCTTACTGCTAACCCATCCTTCTCTGAGTCTAAATAGAACTGGTTTATAAGTTTATCTATATCTGCTATCTTAATCATCTTAATTTTATTTAAAGCGAATATAAAACGAATATATTAAATCCGTATCTTTTTCTACTAAATCAAACGAAACTCCTGGATAACCAGGACCAAAGTTATTCATTATCCACTTAGAAGAGCCGTACATAGACAATACATTCCTATATCTAAACTTGTAAACTTGTTGCATACTCTCTGTATGTAGGTCACCTTTTACTATTGAGATGTTTTTATTCTCTCCTAAATTGTGGTGATCTATATACTTGTTAAGGAAATTTTCTGCTTTCTCGGTTAAGAAAAGGGGAAGACCATGCTTAAGATCCTCAGAGTCTTTTCCATGAGTAAAAATAAATGTATGTTTTCCATAGTCAAAATGTTCTAAGAACTTCTCCATTATCGTTACTTTGATAAAAGGATAAGCCGTATTTAAATAAAGAGTTAGTGCTTGGTTAGTTATGTAGCCAAAAGAACCTGAGTGGTTATCTTCTGTCTGCATAATAGCGTGAATGTTATTAGCTAAGTTTTTCTCTACTAACAGGTCAAAGAATCGCTTATGAGCATAAAGATAAGTCATAAAAGACTCTTTGTTATTCATGTTCTGGGGAAGTGCATGTCCTCCTCTAGTAGTATGACCATTCCAACCATCTAATGAATCTCCTAAATCACAAATAAAAAGATCTTCTAACCTTCCATAGGTCTTTACTTGCTTCTCTATCTCTTCTAATACTCTCATCATACGTACTTCGAAGACATCTTCGTTGTACTGATTGTTGAAAATAGAGTTAGGATGAGTAAGAGCACCTACGTGTTTGTCACTCATGTAGACGAATAAGCCTCTCTTAGACGCTATAGGAGACTTTCTAGGTGTTGGGTACGGAGTTATATTAGATTCTAGGAAAACCTCTCTGAGAACGTTCTCTATGTCTTGAGGAAAAGTGTCCTCAGGCTTTATAGAAGCAAATAAGGCTGACACTAGCCAACCTGATTGTTTTTCTTTACTCCAATACTGTACTAATCTCCACTTAGATCTATCTATCTTGTGGATTTCGATGATTTCTTCAGAAGATCTAGGTTGAGTAGAAACTAGTTTAGATACCTCAAGGGTACCTTTATCTAGATTCTCATCATAAGTTCCTGTAATTTGTGTAGGTTGATCGTTAGGCGTTAAAGGTTTATCTGCACCCAACTTATACATAGCAGTTCTTTTTAAGTCACGAACTCGCTTAGCTCTTAGTTCATTATATACTTCTGGTTGGTAGTTGAAACGAATAGCAACTTCTAAAGCTGACTCATCCGTATTTGGATTATCCATGTAGTGTTGGATAATCTGTTTTGAGATTGGCATCATAGGCTGGTAGGTTAAAGTATTAACCCTATGGTTAACAAAGCTATAGCAAATAACCCGCCTTTCAAAACGTTCTTTAAAGTTTTAATTGTTTCTGCTTGAGACCTAACTTTAGTATCTAAGCGAACTATCTCTACTTTAGCGGTATCTAAAGCCTTTTTATAGTTAGGGATAATAGAATCTTTATACAAGGATAACTGAACGCTATCTGTCTTGATAATCTTCTTAAGACTTACTACTCTCTCACGTGCTTGAATTCCTTTTAGGAACTCATCATTCAACTCCTTTAAGGGTAAGCTGTCTACTGATTGTGAGTAAGAATTTTGTGCCGTCAATATCAGGCATAGTGTCAATAGCAATCTGAATTGTGTCATACTTTAGGGTGATTTGTTCGTAACGGAAATACTCTTCGTGCTTTATATGTTCTAGAGAGTCAATCTTTTCAAAGTAGGTATCGTTTTGTTTATCTATAGAATCAATAAAAGATATTACTTGGTTAGTATCTTGTTCCTGTACATACTCATACTTAAAAAGTAAGTAAGCAATGATGAAGAAAAAGATAATATTAAGTTTAATCGAGAGGTTTTTCATTATCGTGGTTAAATTTATGTTGATCTATCTTTGCTAAGATCTGAGATAGTACACTGTTGTTTATTACTCCTACTGTGTTAGCATTCTTAAGAGCACTAATAAGTTGGAAGACGATAAAAGGAGCACAGAAAGTTTCTGAAAGCCAGAACGTACCATCAAATCCTTTCTCTACCATTAAGATAGCAGAAAGAATCATTACCCAAGCAAACAAAGTCTGAAGTACTTTAACTGCTTTTCTTGTTTGAAAACCAATCTTCTTAGTACCTGCCCATACACCAAAAAATCCATCTACAAATACAACAGCAACAATCGCTAAGTATTGTTCTGCGTTATCTGCAGTTAGATTTAAAAAATATGTGCCCAAAAAGGCACATACTGTGGTGATAGTTACTAAAAGGGTCTTCATCAATTAAGCGTTGTAAGCAATAATAGATCCTGAAGCAAGTGTTATAGAAGAGATAGTTGTTCCTTTAGCTACGCTAATCTTCATTCCTGGTGCCAAAGTAACTCCTGAAAGACCTAAGCTTGTCATAAGACTAGCTGCGTTCTGATCCAAGATAGCACTAACTACAGCTGATGCGTTAACAACAAAGTACTGAAAAGTACCTGTAACTGGTGATGTGCCTGAGATTACTTTACTGCCGTTCATACCTGCTTCCGCAGTTACGCTAGCGTTGATGCAACAAAGTTGACCTTCGATGTGACGAAGTTTCTTTGATTGCTCTCTGAGAATGTCATGTGTTTCCATAAATATTTATCTTTACGACTGTTAAGTCCGACCGTAGTCCGTATAACAAAAATACTTTAATTAAAAATAAAGTCAAGAAACTAGGGGGACTATTTTCCCCTTAGTCTCTCCTTAGCTCTTTTATTTTCTAGACTTTCCTGTTTAGACTTTATCTTTTCTCTAATAAAATCTTGTGGGTTATTCTGTATTTGGTATCTTTTAATCTCCTTATCTAGATCTGCTGCTTCTGAACTACCCAAAGAAGAAGCAAACTTTCTATTTCTATAGTATGCTCCTACATATGAATATTGTTCTCCTATTGTTTCCATGGTTTTCTCTAGGACTAGTATTTCGGAAATCTTAGCGTCTCTTTCTGCTCTATCTGTTATTATCTCTGAGGGCTTTACTGACTTCAACTCTTTCTTTATTGCTGTTACCCTCTCACTTAACTCATTATAGCTTCCCATTGGATCTAGTTTAATTCTTCTTTCCTCTGTGAAGTCTAACCTTGGATTGTATTTTAGAACTGTGTAAAGCTTCTTCTCTGGTTGTAGGAACTGACTCATACCCACTTCTGCTCCTGTATAAATCATGAAAGCTGCAAGTAAGCTTGACTTACCTTCTAATGCTTCAGGAGTACTAAAAGAGTCAGGTAAACCATTTGTATATCTATAAGTAAAAGAACCTGCAGGATCTAACCAAGTATCCTTATCAAAGAAAGGAGTTAAAGCATCATAAGAAGCTTTAGTTGTACCTCCAATCAAACTCCAACTTATTTGTTTAGCTCTTGCTACTGCATCACTCTCTCCTGGTTGTTTCTGAGGAGTTTGTAGGAGTGATTTGTAAGCCCAGTTTGCAGCTCCTAAAGGACTGAAGGTACTTAACTCATCATGCATACCCTGAAGAATATTACCAATAAACGCCAAGAAAGGACTAGTAGGCTCTTCATCATCATCATCTAAGGACTTAGCAAGTATACCCATAGTAGTAATTAAAGCTTGTTGAACAGCAAGCATAGCTACTAAGTTAGTTGCTGCAGTACGCATTCTAGATTTCTGTTGATCAGTAGTCATTTGGTTAGCCATAGAACTACCTCCCAAAGCTAGCAACTGGACGTAAGACATAACTTCTCTGTTAAATCCTTTCTCTAGGTTACCTGTGTTTAACTGAAGTCTTCTTGCTCCGTACTTATTATTAAATGTAGTAGCTACCCAACGCTTCATACTCATTATCATTCTAGCAATAATGTATCTTTCGTACTGAGCAGAACCTCTTTTATAGTAGTTACCTTGAGACCCAGTAAAGTAGTTAAAGATTCTATCTCTGATTTCTTGCTCTAAGCGATCTATTTTCTCTACTTTAACTCCTGCTTTAAGCTGAAGTTTACCATTTACTTGCTCGTAAGCTTCTGCTAACTTAATAGTTCTTGTTGTTCCTCCCTGTTCTATCTGAACGTTATATTGGTTCATGATAGATTCAAATACAGCAATAGTAGAAATACTTTCTAAGTATCCACGTACTACAAATCCTGCAGTCTCACTAGAAACAAACCTATTCAACATAGTCTGATGGATAGTATCTGCTTTAGCTCCAGGTTGTGCTTGTGGCATAGCATTAAAATGCATCAGTAGGTCTGCGTAGTAGGAAACATTTCCTCCTCCTCTGTACACTTCAAACATCTTATCTGATTGTTTGATACCTCTCCACATACCTTGAATGAACTCTGCTCTAGTTACACCTGCTAGGTTATTGTTTATACCTGCGTTCCATAAGTTGATTGCAAAGTTCTTTATAGATGCAATTACGTTAAACTGTAAAGCTTTACGTTGACCTACAGATAAGAACTTGTTTAAAGGACGACTAATAAGTTTTACATACTTATTGTTACCCATAGAACTAATTTCTTCTCCGTAGAAGTTCTTAGAGATCTCAAAGTCTACTGTAGATAAAGTACTTTCTGCTGATTTGTTTCTCTCTAATGCGTCTCTTGTGCTGAACACAGTAGGCATAATCTTCTGCATGGCTGCAAAGTGGGAAGAGTAAACACCAAACTTAGCAATGTTACCTAGAATATTATAAGATACTTGGTTAGTGTTTAAAGGAGTCTTATAACGACTACGAATTAATTGTACCTTTCTTCCACTAATAACCTCTACTTCTGAGTCATCTAGTCTTTCGTACTCAGCAGATCCTATGTTAGGTGCAAAGGTTAACTTAAATAACTCATAGATTCCTGAGAATGTATCTAGAGGCTTTCTTAAAGCTGTAGATAGAGTTTCAAATGCTGTCTTGTTTTCGTTTACAATAGCATACCCTACACGTTGACTCTTAGGCAACTCTTTCTGTACGTCTTCATGTAAAGCAATAATATCATCTAGAATGGCTTTCTCTTGTGCAGGTAAGCTAGAATACTCTGGGTTAGAGTATTTACCATCTTGAGTTTCTCTAGGTCTAGGTTCTGTAGTAAAACGATAATCCTTGTTCTTGAACGTCTCATCAATTACAGGAATAGCCCACTGAAAAGAAGGAGATTCTTCTATAATGTTTCTAGGATCTTTAGGTACTACCTGAGTCCAGATATAAGAAGGTCTTTCTTTTGTAGTTGTTACTGTATCTCCGTTTACGATTCTAGTTTCTTCTGTAACGATGTGATTGTCCTTATACCATTGGGTTGCTCTAAACCTATCTTCTATCTCTTCCTCAATCATTGCTTGTTTAACATCTTCTACTGTTGTAAAAGTATTCATTAACTGTGCTGCAATGTAAGAATCTCTTCTAGCTTTAGCTTTTTCATCCAAGCCCTTTATGAACTCTTCATCCTGAGCTAACTCTGTTCTGATACTTGCTTGTACTTCTGATACTTTGTCTTTGTAGTATTGAGTTTCTTTTCTACCCTGCAAAGCATTAAGCATCTTATACAGTCTAGCCAACTCTTCTTGGTCATCTTTGCTTACTTCCCTAGCCTGACTATTTTTCTTAATGGTTTCTATCTCTTCTTCTATTTCTTTTACAGTCTGAAACAAATTACCAGCATTAACAACGTCATTACCTTGGATAGCTCCATCGTTATCTCTAAAGCCTAATACTGCATTGTTTAATCTTTGGTAAGCATCAGTAAGATCTTGTGCATCAAAAGTAGGATACCTACTAAGAATAGCATTAATCGAATCAGTGATAGCTTGTTGTTGTCGATAGAACTCAGGTGCAATCTCTGTTTTTGTGTTCTCCTCGTACCATTGATCTCTTACTTTCTTAGCTTCTTCAAACTCTTTAGTAATCTTTTCATTCTGTTCTGCCAGATTCTCGTCTGCCACTTCTGCAAATCCTGCCATAGACATAGAAATATCTGAAGCATTCTTTCTCTTTAAAATTTTAGAGTACTGTTCATCTATCTCATTCTTTTGGATCTGCCACTGTTTTCTCTTAGTTAGGTTGTCGTAGGTTAAAACATCTCGATTGTTTCTTTCCTTCTTCCAAGCCATAATAGATTCAGCTATTCTTCTTTCTTTACTTCCTGCTGGCTTCTCATCTCCATTAGAATAGTAAAGAGAACCTAAGCGATTAAACTCAGTTAAGAGTCTTTTGATTTCGTCTTTAGTTCCTTCTTCAGGATTAGGATCTTCTGATAAGAAACTAATCTCTGATAAGATTTCTTCTCTTGCTTGCTTAGCTTCCTCTGTAAGTAATTCTTGAATCTTGTAGTACTCGTCTGTGTAAGGACGCATAGCATACTCTTCTAAGAACTTATTAGTAGCTTCTTTGGTAGAGTCAATAGCAGATTGATTACCTGTCTTTAAAGCATCGTCTTCTCTTTGTAAAAGAAGCTTAAGATCATTTTGGAACTCCTCTTCTTTTAACTTAGTGTTTAAGATTGCTTGTTTTACTTTCTTGAAAGAACCATCTGGTTGTTTATGTAAAACTTCTACCTCTCTAGTAAAACCTTTATATAAGGTTTGGTAAGTCATTACCTCAGTAGCTAACTTACCTCTAAGGGCACGTAGTCTATCAAAAATGTCTTGAGCACGCTTACTAAACTTACCAGAGTTTACCTGAGCTTCTGCAGTAGCCTTATCAATAAACTGTTTAACAATTTGGACAGTAGGATTCTTACCTTGAACTGCATTGTTAATCCACATACCTAACAAACTAGTCTCTCTTCCGTTCTTCTTATCGTTTTTAAGAAGCTCTTCAATGTTCTTAGCTGTAGGAATAAACTTCTCTAACTGTCTTAAGTCTTCAATCTCTCTAGCTAAAACTTTAGATAAAGCTGTTTTACCTGTAGCATCTGCTTTGGCTTTAGCTGCAACTAATGCTGCAAGTTGTTCTTGTACTTTTTTCTTACCTTCGATTGTTGCACTCTCTCCAAAAGAACTAGACAACTCTCTAGCAATAGGAGCAATTACTGCATTGTTATAGTTACTGTCAATAGAGTCCGCTAACTTACGAGTACCTTCTATACTGCTTAAAATCTCTCTAACTACTTCTTCGTAGTTAGGTACAGACATTTCAAAAGCCTCAATAGTGCTAGCTCTCTCTTGCATGTCTGTTATATCCTCTACGTTAAAGATAGAGTTAAACTCTTTTTCAAACTCATTAAGCTGGTCTTTGATTACTCCACTTAAGTTCTTAGCGTAGTTAAAAGTTTTAATGATTGCAAAGTCTTCAAACTCAGAAGCATTCTTCTTATAAAGTTCTAGTTGATTCTGTACAGTTGAAAGAGTAGATAAAGCTGAATTTAAATAACTAACAGTATTAGCTAAGATATCTTTAGCATTAGTAGCATTAATACTAGTGAAACGTTCTTGTAGTCTACCAGTGTTTCTAAGAGAAGAATCAATCTCTTTAAGGGATTGTGTGATCTGTCCCCACATCTTAGTAGAAGAGTTCTTATTAATGAAGTTTACAAACTTCTGTAACTCTGGAAATCTTTCTAAATCTGTAACTCCGTTGGGATTAAACTTTTCATTTCTGAATCTTAAGTCATACTCTCCCTGAGTAACAGGCATATCCCTAGTCTCAACTAAGTGATCTAGATAATTGTTGATGATAGAATCAATCTCCTCTAAACTAGGAACGTCAATATACAAACCCTTTAAGAAGTTTGTAATTTTCTCTATCATGTTTCTTAAGAAGTTCTTATCTTCTTTAAGCGACTCTTGTTGTGTGATTAAAGCTGCTCTAAAATCGGGGTTGGATACTACCTCACTTACAAACTCTTCTACATTGTTAAATCCGTAATTAACAACTAAGTTAGGAAACTTCTTCAAGTAAGAGTTGTAAGCCTTTTCCATCTCTGCCTTAAATGCTTTCTCTTGATCTGTTACAGGTTCATTCAAAGCTTTAATGGTGTAAGCATGCATAGACTCGTGGATAATGTCTCTAATGAGCTTAGAATCATCCATACTCTCACTTACAGTCTTACCTATGTAGATCGTACGTGAGTTGTTATCATAGAATGCTACTTGACCTGCATCCATAGAGTCTGTATCATCAAAAACTACTAGCTTGATACTAGGGTTGATGTTTTGTAGTTCTTGTAATTTAGATAAAATAGTCTTTTGAGTATCGGAGATACGATCACTAGTAAGTAATCCTGATACTACATCATTCCAATTAGTATCGCTACTAGGAAAGAACTGAGAGATAATCTCTCCAAAGTTAAGAGCACTTAAAGTTTCTTTAGTTTCTGGTTTAGCTATACTGTAAACACCTACTCCTACTCTAAATCCATCATCTGTTCTTAATACTTCTGCAGATACATTCTTGTATCTTGGGTTTAAGTTAAATTGAGCTGCAACAACTTGAGCTTCTTCATAGCTAGGAAAGTTCTGCATAGGATCTAACTGAGTCAAGATATCCTCTTGAGAGTTGATCGCATCTATCTGATAATCAGACATTTCCAAATCAAGTATCTTATTAAGGTACTCAATCTTAGGCTCTCCGTTTAAGTTAAGCTCTTCTCTATACTGTTTATTAGTAGTCCAATCAAATCCAAGTAAGTCTTGGAATGCTGGAGTATACATACTGTTATAAATATCTACAGCCTTCTCTTTGTCAAACACATTAGTTAACTGAAAGTAGGTAGTAGACATAACTGTCTTACCAGTAATAGGAGATTTTATAGTTGCTTTACAGGACATTATTTTATCTTAAGTTAGAATATATACAAATATAATCAAAGACCACACTGTTGTTCTTTGAATTGGAGTTTATTTAAATTAGCTTTAGTTTCTGGCTTAACATCTTCCAGATAGTCTTCAGCTTCAAAAGGAAAGGTAGATCTAGTAGGACTGTCTTTAACAATCACATCTTCATCTATTAACTCTTCGAATGGAATCTGCAACTGATCATAAGTAGGTAGGATCTCATCTTCTATTTCATTTTCTTCCATAGACTTATAAAACTCTACTGTGGGAGTTACTTCATCAAAGAACTTATCATTAAAGTTCCATTCTACAAAATAGTCAGACCCTCTTTTAAGATACTCACTTCTGGAAATAGTTCTTTCTGTTTTACTGAAAGGAAGTTCTTGAGTGTTTAGATTGTAACGTTGATTAGCAGCATCTCTAATCTCTGCATTCTTTACATCAAAGAGACCTTCGTTTTTTATCTTACGAGAACCTTGTTCTAAGGCTCCCGTAGATATCATGTATTCTCTGTTTGTTGTTTTTAAGTCGCAACTTGCCATGTGTTTAACATTTAAATGGATCTACTACACTGCTTGATTCTCCTTTACGGTAACTGTAACGTAAGTCTTGTAAAGCAGCTTGATTAACTCTGTCTTCGTATTGTCCCTCAGTCTCTCCGTCTACTCTCTTGACTGTGTTATGCTTTGTTTCATGAATAAGAGCAAACGTCAAAAACTCTTCCATAGATTGAAATTCATCTAAAGCTAACGGAGTAGCAAAAGTATCATCTAATTGTTTAACAGGCTGAGTCCAAGCTTTGTCGTTAAACTTCTTGATGAACACTTTCTCATCAATAAGAATAGTACCCTCTCTATTTCTCATAGCTACAGGAGTAGTCTTCTTAGTAGGAATAACATCTACTAACTCTATAGGCAAGGTTCTAAACTTACCTTTAGATTTAATGTTCTCAAAGTTAGTATAAGACTTACTATTAAAGTTAGCAATGTTTTTAAGGGATGATTCTATTACTGTTTTAATTTTATCTATAAAATTAGCTTCAAAGTCTCCTGGATATAAACTATCAGCTACTCTAGAATTTAAAACTAAGGTAGAAACATTCTTACTATCATTAAAATTAGTCATTAACCCTATATATCTAGACATAGACTCTGCAAACATGGGATCATTTAATCCTTCTTTAAGTCTAGCAACTGCTTGGGTAGTGTGAGTTACGTAAGTTTCATAAGGAATTACCTGAGACAACCCATAAGAGTTTTTAGCAAATCCAAATTGAAGAAATGTTCCTAAACCTAAATTCTGAAATACTTCACGTACGTCTTCACGTACGTCATTAAGTCCTTCAATAAATGCTTTCTCGTATTCTCCAATAAGGTAATTATCTAAGTTAGCATTTCTAAGTTTAAAAATGATATTGTTAGAGTTAGTTTCAGCTGTGTAAAGATTTGCTAAAATCTGATTCTTAGACAGGTCACTGTACTTTTCTGTAATGTCTGCAATACGCTTAGCTAGGTTATTAGGATTGGTCTTATTAAGTAATCCTGCTTGAGAGAAAAACTTATCTTGCAACTTAGTACCTGTGTTATCTACTCCAAAGAGTTGTACCATAGCCACTAAGTAGTTATCTTTAACTTTTCTAGAAGCTTTAACTAAGTCTTCTTCAGTAAATAATCCTGCAAAACTAGAGTAAATTCCGATAGCATCTAGCACGCTAGGGTGATTAGATACATCAAATACTTGAGGCATCAAAGACTCGATAGTATTAGACTGATTAAACTTAGACAAAGCAGATTTTTTAGTTAGGTTATATATTCCTTTGGCGTTGAAGCTATCTCTAAGTTTAGCTGCAGTAATCTTGTCAGATTTAACTTGGTAAGAGTTTTGAAATCTTTTTGTATTGTAATCTACAAGACTAGTTAATTGTTGAATAGAACCTTGTAACTCCTTAACAACAAACAAGTTAATCAAATCATTTACCTGTCCTTTATCCTGTTCATTTTCTTGAAATGCTGAACTTTCACTCAGAGCTTGGATGATTTTCTTTACGTTAGCACCTGCTGCACTAGTATTAGTCTTGATGATGTCATTAATAACTCCCATTGACTCGTTAGATACATTTAAACTCTTAAAAGTATCCACTAACACTTCTTTGAAAGTTTGTTTGACAGGTCTTCCTCTTCTGACCCCTAATTGTTTGAACAAAGGTCCTCTAGTAGATTCTTTAAGAACGTGTTTTACTAAAGGCTTATTCAAGAAATCTAAGGCAGTCTTCACAGGGGTACCTGCAAGAATCATAGCATGAAATAAAGGAGTCTTAGCTTTATCTAATCCTAACAAGATAATCCAATCTTCTTTTGCAATATCTACGTGACCATTAATAGTTTCACTTATTACACGAGAGATAGAAGTTCCGTCTGTAAGAGTCTTTTCTCCTAAACTAATTCCTCCTTCTGAGTAATTTGCAGGAAAAGTATACATAGAACTATACTCGTTTGTATAAACAAGACCTGCAATCTGGAATTCCTTCTGCATAGTGTTCAGCTTAGCGTCAATTCCTAAGGCCTTCTTAGACTCAATATTGTCTCCGTATACACGATTAGATGTTAGAGGACTAAAGAGTTCAGTAGAAGTGATAGGATTAGCATCTAGCTTATCAGATATTTCTGTAAGTACAGTGTTAGTGTTAGGAAGAACTAGCTTATCGTAGTTTTCTTTCATAGAAAGAACAGAACTAAATACATCAATCAACTTGTTGATGTTAGCTTGTTTAAAGTTTCTTACTCCATTAACTGATTCTACGTAGTTTTTGATTTCAGACTTAAGTGCTTTAAGTACTGGAAGAGATGCAGCTAGATCACCTGATTTAGCAAGTGCTTTTGCTTCTTCTATCTTAGCTTTAATTAAGTTTTCTTTCTCGCTAGATCCCTCAGACATAAGTGCCTGTAGTTCTTCTAGATTCATTTTCTTGTTAGAGAACTTACCAATCTCTTCTTCTGTCGTAGAGATAGACTCAGTTAGCTCTTTGATTTCTTTCTCTAATTGCTTTTTGTTTACATAAGCAGGAGTTGCTGCCAACACTTCTGTTAAAGCTTGTTTAGCTTCAGTAAGAGTCTTAAGCATTCTCATAGCTTCCTTCTGACTAGGAAGGTTCTCTTTGTATGTGTCTAATGTAAATCCTCCATCATCTACTAACTCTCCGTTAGCATTCAACTTAGGTTCAAACATAGTCAACTTGTCTATGTCAAAGTCAGAACCAGACTTAACTACAATCTGAGAAGGAACTACAATAACAGGACCTGCACTAGTAGGTAAGAACTCTCTTACTCTAAAGTACTCCATAGAGTTTAATCCTTGTACTGGGATACGCACACCTACTAAGCTAAGTTTCTTAGTGTGTTGGTTTACCCAATCAATAGCTTCTCTGTTATCAGACTTAATAATCTTGTTAAGGTTTTCTATAGTTCCAATCTTCTTACCTTTAAATGTAAGATTAAGTAAACCTGCATGCTTCTTAGGATTGAATGCAATCTTTACATCTGCAGGTTCTGTACCATCAGGACCCTTACGGTAGAATCGTAATCCGTTAATACCGTACTTCTTAATTTGTTCTTCAGTAGGTTTAGCAAATCTTGTGGTACCTTGAGCTGTAGAAGCCATCTGTACATAAGATTCTCCGTGGATCTTCTGAGAGATAATCTTGTTATTGATAATAGAGAGTAAGATGTTTTCTATCTCTGCTCTGTTCTTAGTAGCATCTAAGGGATATTTGATGTTACCAGCTGCATCTAATTGGATATATCTTTTAAGAGAAGCACTTGTGTCTCTCTTTTCTAACTCTCCTTTTAGGAAGTTATAAAACTTCTTGTTATCAAAGCCTACAATATTACCGTTAGAGTCTTTGCTAATGCCTAACTTATTAAACAGGTTAGCTTCTTCTGCTCCGATAATATTTCCTAATACGTTTGTATATTCTCTGTAAAGGTTAGAGATGTTCTGTGCAGTACTTGCGTTTAAGTCAGTTAGTTTACCTTGAGCAAAGAAGTCACCAAAGATAAGCTTAACCATCTGAGTAGCTAAAGTAGCTTCGTTTTTAAACTTAGGAGCAATATACTGTTGTTGTTTAAGATTAGTTAAGTGTAGAGTAGTAACGTTGTTACCTTTAATTCCTGGGTTAACTTTAAGAGTTCCTTGATTGTCTGCATCTGGAACATAAAAGTCTAGAGCATCTCCGTAGTTAGAGGCTTTAGATCCTGAGTTAAATGTAGCATAGTCAATTTGCTTAGCTATCATTTGTTTGTTTAACTCTTCTAACTGTGTTCCTGCAATCATAGAAGGAATCATAGGAGCTAAAGAATACTTGTGTAAGGCTGTAAGTTTAGGATCTTCTACAATAGGTCCATAGTGTCCCAACTTAAGTGGAGGGAAACCTACGTAATTCATAGAAGCCTTTAACTCTTGCATCTTAGCATAGTCTTCCTCAGTCTTTTCTTTCTTATTAAGAATCTTGAAGATTTCAATTTCACTCAAGTAAGCATTTTCTTGCTCCTGAGACCACTGTCCTAGACCAATAAGATAGTTACGATAAAAATCTAAACTAACTAGACCTTGTGCATCTGCTTCCTTAGGAGAGTTTACATACTCTTGATACTCCATAGTATCAGGAAGTCCTAAAGCAGCTCTATACGTAGGCCAATCTTCTTTAGAAAAAGTATTAACGTCATTAAATACTACAGTTCTTACAGTCTTACCAAACTTTCTTACACCCCCTCTAAGGGCTTTGTACAAACCATTAGTAGCACTACTATTATTTAAGTGTGCCATTACTATTGCATTGTCTTGGAAAATAAATCCAGGAGAAGAGGTAAGAGGAATACGCTTAAATACCTCACGGAAGTCACCCTTAACTTGGAAGTTAGCGATATCTCCCACAAACACTTTCATAAACTCTGCCTTATGAATAAAGTCATTCTTTAAGTAGTTTGCAATAACGTAATCTAAGTTTTGTTTATTCAGCGCTACTTTAGACAATGCAGGGTCCATAAACCCTAATGCATTAAGAGAGTTGATTAGTTGATCTTCTCTAACCTCTTCTGAGGTTGTCTTAATAGCAGTAGTGTCTCCTACTACAGAATCCAATAACCGACTCTTATATGCTTGAGTCTGTTGAGAAAAGTAGTTACCTAAGTATGTAGGCAGTTCATTAGATACTCTTGTGAAAGCTTCTTTGACTACGTTACTATCTTCACTAGTTAGTGCATCGTAGTCTTCTTTAGAAATGATATCTTTAAATAAGAACAACTGTCTTCCGTTCTTATTGTAAGTGTGCTTCTTAGTATCTTTGTTAATCGCTAAAACACGGTATACTTCTGAAGCAAGGTATGATTTGAATTGGTCTACTAAAGTCTTCTCTACTACAGAAATAGGTTTTTCAGTCGATGACATAACCTCACCGTTCAAAGGAATATAGATTCTTTCTTCTATCTTACCTGAAGTTTGAGTTGCATAAGAAGTTCCTTTATCACCAAAACGAATATTCTCTACTAAACCTGAGGTAAAGAAAGACAAGAAGTCCTGTGTAATCTTATCCTCAGCTGTAAGTTCTGTGGTAGTAACTCCATCTTTTACATCTGCATCAATACTTAATCCAGAGTAGTTTACTATGTTGATCTTGAAAGGCTCTTTACTAAATCTAGTTTTAAGTCTAGAAAACTCTTTGCCTCCATCTAATTCTTTTTTAAGCTGAGCTATTGTCTTGTCTTTAATACTTAGACCAAACATTCTTTCCATCCAAAGAGATCCTAAGATGTTAGGATTTAATCTAAAGTCTAAATGAGCAAACTCAGGCATAGCAATTAACTCTTTATAGCTATTAACACTATTGATAGCGTTAGTTACCTGAGTTAGGTAGAAGTATTGTACACGATTGTACTGAAGTTTATCTTCGGGGTTATAGTAAGAACCTGAAGCGAACTCTCTCTCAAACTTACCGTAGTATCCTACTACCTTATTAATGATATCAAACTTAGGACCTAGTTCTTTTCCTTTACCTTGTGGTCTTGCTAAGAACTGCAAAGGCTGAGTAACTGTAGTGTCATCTATGCTAGCGTCTAATTTATCATACAGTTCTCTAACTTCAAATGTAGTATCAGCTAAGAATGCATATAGAGCTTTTTTATCTTTTTGATAGAGTGCGTTACTAGGGATAATACCTAAAGCAGTATAGAACTTATGAATGTTCTGAAGCACTTTTCTTCCTTCAGGCGAAGTTATGTCTCCACGTTCTGCAAAGAATCTTCTTATGTCTTTGATACTTGCAAAGTCTTCTAGCAGTTTAGGAATGTTTAAAACAGTCTTACCTTCTGCGTTAGCAATACCATACTTTGGATTAGACTTAAAGTAATCTTCATCGAAGTATCTGATTAAGTTGTCTACAGTTCTAGTACCTAGTTGGAATACTTTAGTAACAGTCTTAGTTTCTTTTCCTACGTTCTTCTTACCTATAGATAATTGAAAAGCAGCAATCTCTGGCAAGGATACAGTCTGTACAAAAGAAGCTACAAAGTTTGCAGTCTTTAGATCTGCATCTTGTATATCTTCCTTAGGAAGCATGTTAGCTAAGTCTCTAAACTGAGGATATTCTTGAGCAACTACTTCTAACTCTTGTAAGATTTTATCATACTTAGTAATACCAGACAAACTAGAGGTAAGTACGTTCCAGTTAGTAGAGAAGGTTCCCACTACAGGAAAGCCTGTTAGGTTACTGATTACTTGAAAGTCTGTAATACTCTTCTTGCCTTCTTTAACGTCCTTACGATCTTGTGTAGTAAGTTTATTATACCTAGGAAGAGACTGTACTAATTTGATAACTTCAGCAGATGCTAAATCCATCTGACTGCGTTCATGTGCATTCTTATTGTATACACTTCCTCCTGTCTCTTGATCTACTTCATCTTCAAGTAACTCTAAGCCAAAGTTTGTATCTTGACTAAGATACCAAGCTTTTACTTGAGGCCAATGCTTAAGAAGGTTGACTAAGTTCTTACCAATTAAAAGTTCTTGAGGAGTAACAGTTACTTCAGGATCGCTTGCACCATTCTTAATTCTTGTTTGAATGTCTGTAAGTCTTTCTTTCAATGATTCGACTACACCCTTCCAACCTTTTTTAGTAGACGCTAAGTACTCTAAGCTATCAAAGATTTCTTTTCCTTCTTCTTGGGTATATACAACGTCTCCTTCAGGTGATTGAATGTAAAGAGTTTTTGTTCCAGGAATAATTTTCTCTTCTTCGATCTGAGCCTGTCTTCTAGCTGCTTTCTCTTGTTTGTCTTGTACTTCCTGTTTAATGTAATCTACAATAAAAGCAGGATCTTCTTCAGCATACTTCTCTCTAAAGCTAGGATAGTACATCAAAGAAGTAATACCTAAGGCAAGATTTTCATTACCGTCTGCAACCTCGTTTAAGATTCTTTCATATGTCTCATTAGGAATAACTTTTCCTTCAGCATCTTCAGTTACATTTAAAGGAAGATTACCGTGTTGAAGCCATACATATCTTGCTAAGGCATCACTACCTATAGCATTGCTTAAGTTTGAAAAGTCTTTATTTTCCCTGGTAGGGCAGATTATTTTTGCCATCTTTACAAATATACTTTAGTTTAGTACTTTTAACTCTTATTAATTAATCTTACAGCTACCTGCATCGTCTATCTCTTTGCTAGTATTCTGGTCTAAAGACTCAGTAGCTCCTTCAAGTCCTTCAATAGAACTAACATCAAAAGAAAGAATATCTAACTCATCTTTACTTAAGTTAGTAGTTACTTCTGGTTCGGTAACCTGCTCTGATAATACTTCCTCTTGTATAGATTCTACTGTTTGAATACTAGTATCTATACCTGCAACTGACGCAGTTAAGTAAACAGAGTTCTTTCCTTTTTTATAAGCAGCACTATTGTTTATTCTAGCTACTGCGTGAATAGGAAGAGTATGAGCAATAGGTTGACCTGAAGCAAGATTCTTTCTTACTTCTTTCATTGTATCGTTTTCTCTAGGAGCAAACACATTTAACTGAGTATCTCCTTGAGCGTCTCTTTCTCCGTTAGAATTAAACTTAGCAATCTCTCCACTAGTTCTATCTACTGCAGTAATCATTACAGAGTTAGTTTGATTGAAGGTTGTTCTTACGTTGACAGGTTTAGTTGTAGTTGTTTGGAGGTTACTTTTCTTAATATAAACTAAGGCACCTTTTGCAGTCTTAACTTCAATCTGGTTAGCTTCGTTTACATTACCTGTTACAGTTGCTTTGTAAGTAAACATCTCTTCTGTTTGCTTATTTACTCCAGTAACAATTACTGGTTCTCCTTGATAGGCTAAAGCAAACTGAGGGTTAGTTACATAGGCAGCTTCTTGGAAAGGAATAGAAGCATCAGGTTTTCCTTTTACATACTGTTCGTTCCAAATATACTCTAACTGCTCATTAGCAAATGTACTTCCACTAAACACAGCTAAATAGTCTTCCTTAAGTCTAGCAATAGCTTCTGTATCGTTTATTTTAAGCGCCTCTGTTACGTTATTATAGATGCTCTCTAGGGTAGACATAGATGACTCTCCTAAAGTCTCTCTAATGAAAGAGAACATATCTACCAACTTTAAGTTAAACGACTCTACAGAGTTGCTTATAGTCTTCATAATAGAACCCTGTACTGTTGCATTACTACTTGTAAATACAGTAGGAGTAGTTGCTACTAAGTCAGGAGATTCTATTTTACTTACAGGAACTACCTCTAAGCCATCAAACTCATCTTCTACTACGGGTGCTTCTACTGTAACTTCTACAACTTCGTCAGCTGGATCTACTTCAGGAATCTCTAGTTTCTTTTCTCTTGCTGCATCAATCTCTTCGTTAGTTCCAAATAGTTCGTCTTCTTCTAAGGTAGAAGGAGTAACTTCAACAACGGGAGTTACTTCTGTAGGAGTTGCTGCTACTTCTGTAGGAGCTTCTTCTGCTAGAATGTCTTCTTGTGGAACAACCTTATCAGGTAAACCTTTAAGTAAAGTAGGATTTAAGAATCTTAAGTATGAAGTATAAATGTCACCAGGATTTGTAACCTCTTGGTTATCAAACACTTGGTTAAGATCTTCTAGTGCTTTGTTAATATCCTCTGCACTATATCCAATAGCTTTAAAAATAGATTTAATTCTATTCTTAGCTTGTTCTTTAGATTTAGATCTAGGAATGGCAAAGATTGCTCTCATCTCCCTAGTCTTTCTTTCTTCGTTTCTTACTGTCTCTAAGTTACCTTGTTCGTTCTCTACTTGAACTTCTAAAGGCTGAGACTCAAAAGACTTGATTAAAGAATCAATTACAGTATCTTTCTCTGTAGGTTGGAAGATATCTTCATCTTGAATCTTTTCTTTTTCTCTAGCTATAGTTACCGCAGTCTCTCTGATAAGCTCAGACTTTTCTTCTGGAGTAAACTCTATAGCAAAAAGTTTTTGAAGTCTCTCATCGCTAAACGCTGTTCCAGGATGTAGAAGTTCTACTCTAGCTAACTCTCTTGCAATAACTTTCTTCTGTTCTTTTTTAGAAAGAGATTTAAGTTGTTCTTGTGCGGTAACAGATGCTGTTGCAATACGACCAAGTAATTCTTGTCTTACTTGAGGACTAATCATTTCATTATTCTCAAGAAGAAGTTTCTCTAAGCGAACAACATTACTCACCTGCATAGACTCACCCATAGACTCTACAGGAGTGTCTAGAAGTTGATTCTCGAATGCAGTATTGCCGTTGTCTTGAACATCGTTTAATTGCTCCATACGAGCAATTACAGCTTCTCTTACTTGCTGTCTACCCGAAGTCATAATAGGAGTACCTTTACCAGTCTTCTCTCCTATCTGAATAGCATCATCAATAGCTTCTAAGTTTTTAGCAAGAACTGCAGGACTGTTAGTAGACTGTACAGTGTCCAACTGTCTCTGTACCATCTTAGCTAAAACTTCCTCTTTCTTTTCTTGAGGCATCTCAGCATATTGCTTAGCTAAGTTTTCGTAAGAGTCTATTTCTTTCTCTACTGTTTCTACTTGTTTAGCGTATTCTACTTTGTCTTCATCAGACATAGCAGTATAGTCTACTTTCTGTAATAGGTCATCTCTTCTTAAAAGTCTAGAGAAGTAGTCATACTGTTGATCTTTATCCTCTAGTAGTGTAGCTCCATCTACTAGATTCATCATGGTGCTATTAGCTCTTTCTTTTAACTGAGTTAAGCGATTTGTTTCTAATATACCTCTATTGTATTGATCTTGGGTAATCTGATTGTTTTGTAATTGTTTAGTAAGTTCTTGCTTAAATAACTCAGGATTATTTGCAATGTTAAATCGCATATAGTTCCTATCTTGATTACGAGAAGCTGCAATAGATGCACCAGACATAAGTAGACCAGAAGCAGCTGAGTTAATAAATGTTGTAATCATAGAATTTCCAAAACCTAAGATACTAGAAGTATCTAATTCTTGAGGCTTCTCTCCAAATTGATCATCTTTAGTTTTATAAACTTTATCTAAGAAGTAGTTAGCAAACATAGAAATCTCTTCCTCAAATCCTTCTTGTAAGGATTGAGAAGCAATAGCTTTTCCTGCGTAAGCAGAACTTGTTAAAAAGTTTTTAGCAGCTGTAGAAAGAGTAGTAAACTCAGGAACTAAAGTTTGAGCAATAAAGTATTTCTTTTCACCTGCTCCTAATGCTTTAGTTGCAAGTTTCTTGTTACCTAAAAAGTAATTAATATCAGGAACAATAGACTCAGTAGCACCTTCAATAATACCCTGAATAGTTCCTACTACTGCAGCATTTGTTTTATCCTTGTACCACTTCTTATTCTCTTCAAAAGATCTTACTCCAGAAGAAACAGCAACAGGAAGAAATGTAGCAGCACGTGCTCCCATTCCAACTCCCATTAATCCTCTAGTAGCAATAAGTGTTGGAACCATTTCTGCTAGGGTTCTAACCGAAGCACCTAAAACAGACTCTGCAAGATATCCTCTACTTCCGTCTTGTTTTATATAGGTAACGTCTTGTCCTACTCGTTGATAGTTTTTATGTATGTCCCAATCTCTTTCATCTAGTTGTTGGTCTTTGTTAAGATCGGCATATAGTACAGCTCCTGAATAAGTTTTATCTTTAGCTTGTCTTGCTTCAAAAGCAGTTTTACGAAGCCCTAATAGATCTAAACTAGTAGTAACAAAGGGAGAAGCAAAATTATAAAAACCTTCACCTATAGAACCTACAACTTGGCTCTTTAAATAGGTACTACCAGACATTCCTTCTTTTAGATATCTTTTTTGTGCTCCATAATAATTATCGTAAGCATCCTTATTAGTTTTCTCATGCTGTTTATAAACATTTTGAAGTTCATTTAAGACAGGTATTAATTCTTTTGCTTTACTTGGATCTTCTTTAATTTTGTTATTTACAGCCTCAAGTGTGCTTCCTATACTAATGTCAGTATGTCTCCAATCAAAGAAATCATTGTTTCCTTTAATCTGAGTCATATATGTTTCATAGGTATCAGGATTATATAATTCATCTCCTCTAGTAGCTGCTCTCTGTTTTGCTACTATGTCTTTAGATATGTCTACTAGTCCTTTGATAGTATTTTGATCTATCTTTTGTCCTTTTCCTTTAAGATTAAGCAAATAGTCTTCAGTAGCTTTAGCTAATTGAATATCTGTCTTAAACCTGTTAATACTCACTTGAGCTTGACTAAGATTTGCAAGTGTAGTTCTTAACTCCTTCTCCTTCTCTATACTGACGTCTTTTCCTAATGCTTTTTCTTTAATAAAGTCTTGTAGAAATAAACCTGCACCTCCTCCACCTTCTCCAGTAGTAATTGGAGAACCACTTTGTTTACTAGAAATAACAGAATCTAGTTGATCTTCTACTTGTCCAATCTTTCTATTTAACTCTTCAGAGATAGGATCCTTCTCTGCAAAACTCTCAGTAATGATTTGCTTAGATCTATTCTTTTCTTGATTAACTAATTGGTACTCTGCAGTCAACTGAGGACCCATTGTTCCCTTAGCAGACGGAGGAGGGAAGAACATTCCTGGTCTAAGTGCTCCTGCGCTTTCTAAGTTAATCTTAGCTGCTGCCTCTAATGCTCCGTCAATCTTAGCATCATTTGCTGCTTTAAGTCTTTCTGCTTCTTTCTTTTGATTAATCTGAGCTACTTGTGCTTGAGTATTTCTAGCACTTATGTCTGCATAAACTAATGCGTTAGATACATTAGGATCTGCTAAGTTTACTGTTCGACTAGTTAATATCCCACTTTTAGGTGATACATTATATACAGGTTCTTTAGGCATTAGCAGTCTAATTATGTTGTTGGTCGAGAAGGAGGAGTAACAGGAACGTTGTTCATCCAATCCATGCTACCTTCGGATCTTTGAGATCTAGAGTAAATCTGTGTCTGATCAGATTGTAACAACTCCATAAAGGGAAGTTTAAAGTATTCGTCAGCAGGCATTGATCCAGGACCATAATTTACTTCAGGGAATTCACCTTTCTTAAACTTACTATCTTTAGCTGAAAGTTTACTTTCATAATTATTGTATCCTGAAAGTATTGCTTGAGTCTTTCTTATCAGACCATCTAAAGCTTTGTCTTGTACATCGTGATCTGTTAAAAGAGAATTGTAAGAATTTCTTAAAGAAGTAATAGCTTTTTGAATGTCTGCTCTTCCTTGATTAGTAGAAATAGCTGCTGCTTCTAATAAAGCCTTAGCTTCTGTTATATCAGTTCCTATTTGAGGATCTACTTTAGTAGAGTTCTGTACTATATTATCCATCAACTTAATTGGATCTCTTCCTAAGTCATAGACATCTAGACCAGAGATAACTCGTGCATCAGCAGGAAGTTTAGCAGCAGCTCTATTTTCTTTTTCTTTATCTTCTTCTCTACGTAACTGACTATTAAATGCAGCTAAGTTCATTGCTTTTTTCGAATTTGCTTCAATTGTACCGTAAGGATCAGCTTCAATTTTTGCTTCTACCTGTTTGTAAACATATGCATTAGACTGATTAGAGATAAACTTATCTGTAAACAAATTAACGTATTGATTAGGATTGAAATTGTTTATATCAGATACTTGAGTTAAGTTTTTATTAGCAACTTCTACTTGAGTTCTCGCTTCTTCTAAAGGACCTCTAACAGCCTCAAGATCTAGTCTTGCACTTTCTGTAGGAGCTTTAGCGTAAGCATCTTGTGCTGCTTTAAGATTGTTTTGGCTTTGTAATAGAATGGCTTCGCTTGTTTGTTTAAGATTACTATAGTAGTTAACAACCTCAGCATGTCCCTGTTCTACTCCTCTTTGCTTAAGGTCATACATTGCATCTATACGAAGTTGATTATATTCTTTACTTCCTAGTCCTGCTCTAATTTTTGCAGCAACTTGATCATTAGTTAAACCTTTTGTAGATTCAGTACGAATGTATTTACCATCCATCATAATATCTACAGTACCGTTTTCTTTAGCTCCCTTCATACGTTCATTGATCTCCTTAGAAATGTCAATGTATGGAGTGTATTCTTTAGTGCCTAACTTGTAACCTAGTTTACCACTCTTCATGTAGTCTTCAACATCTTCAAAGTAATCTGCATCATTAGCAGCACTTCTTTCATTAGACTTAAGTTTAGATAAAGTTTCTTGTCTACGAGTAATCTCTTTACCGTTAGAAATAGCAGTAGTAATGTACTCGTCTCTTTCTAAGGGTTTTCCAATGTTTAAAACAGCTTGTACGTTACCTTTCATAGAAAAGTCTAAGCCTGCACTTTGGTTAATGGTGTTAACTAGGTTATCCATTGTTTTATCAAAGTACTCACGCTCTACGTCTGTTTTAATGTTGTTTCTTAACTGGCCATAAGCATCTACGTTCTGTTGTACTTTAGCTAGTCCCTCAGTGTACATCTCTTGCTTCTTAACAGCAAGATTGATTAAGTCGTCTGCTGGTAAAGCAGACACATAATCGGGATAGACAAATCTGGTATGTTGTGCTGAAATTGGCATAGGTTTAAATTTTATTTTTTATACATGCCTTTCTTGGCAGTTTTTGCTGGATTAGAATTTATAACAGGATTCTTACCTGGCTTTAGAGTAAAGTTACCTTTAGAGTCTATATCGTAGTTTTCCATTAAAGCATTAATGTAAGCAGACTTCTTAGTTTCGTCCTGTGTAAATTTAGCCTTTTTATTTGTAACGCTTGCAATAGCTGCTTGTTTTTCTGCAGACTGTGCATCTCTTGCTTGACCTACTAAATTATTATATACACGATCAAAGTACTGAGCGTTGATTTGATCAGCTTGCATTCTAGTTTGAGCATTAGCCATATCAGCTTGAGAACGTCCCTGAGCATCAAAGTTTTGCTTAGCTTGGAAAGCTTTTTGTTTAGCGTCTAATCCTGCAATGTAAGTAGTCAAAGGATCTCCTCCTGCTCTTTGAGTTGCAGTAGCCATGCTATCAATATCTTGTAATTGACTTTGAATGTTTAATGTCTGAGGACGTACGTAAGGTGAGTCAATCTCAGGAATAGCATAAGGATAGATCTGTTGTGCTTGAGCTAATCCCATAGCTTCAGGAATAGCCTGATACAAAGGAAACTGTCCTGGAATATATTTACCTTTAGCAGGAGATCCCGCAGGAGTAAAGGTTCTTCCTGGAGTTCCTTTTGGAGTTTCTCCTGTTCTAGTAGTAGTAGACTTAGCTGTTTCTGGCTTAGGAGTTTCTCCGTCAAGCAAATCCATAAAAGGTTTATTTTCAGTAGCAGGAGTAGGAGTCTTTTTGCTTTCAGGAAGTACACGTGTTGCTGTATACAATCCTAACATGTCATCTACAGAATTCTGTAAACCTTTTACTGCAGTAAATCCTACTTCATCTGCTCTAGTTCTTGCTTCTTGTTCTGACAGTCCTTCTCTTCTAAATCTATTGTAAGCTTCTTCTGTAAAGGCAACCTGTGCTCTACGAACACTACCTTCATTTTTAGGATCGAATGTATCTCCACTTGCTTTTAAGTCATCCAAATACCAACCATAATTCTTAGTAAAGGTCTCAATGTTAGAAGCCTCTCCGTATACACCTGTACCTAAGCTAGGTTGAACTCCTGGAACCATCTGTAAACTTGGATCTATACTAGGATCTATACCTGTTAAGAATTGTTTTTCAGGACCAGTGTGTGCAGGCATTGCAGGTTTGGTAGGATCAAACATTGCATTTTTACTACGAGCTGCAATGTTAGAAGTCTTAGCTGCTGCAGTCATTGCAGGAGAAGCACTAGAAACAGGGTTTCCTTGTGCATCTACGTTAGACTGAGACTCTAACTGGTTTAAAGTAGTCATAGCAGCTAGATTCAAAGGATCAATAGCTTGCACAGAAGGAAGATCACCACTAGGATCAATCATCATTGCTCTAGGTTTTAACTTCTGAGAAAGGATATCAGAGTATGCTCTCTCAAAATATTCCATCTTATTAGTAGGAGGTACTTGACCACCAGGCATAGCAGTAGGCATAAATGACTCTTGTGCAGGATCAATTGCATTAAGAGTACTCATAGCTGCTAAGTTTAATGGATCAATTGCTTTTACTCTAGGCAATTCGTCTAGTGGATTATCTACTCCTCCATCAGCCATGTTAGACATAATCTTAGCTTGTACATAATCAGGTAATGATTTGAATCCTGGGTTATTAATACCTGCTCCATTCTTAGCCTCTAATTCTCCGTTAGAGTTGCCATTCATTGCTTGTTGATCTGAAAACAATTGATCTAAGATCTTTTGGTTTCTTTGCATCATTATCTGTGCAGTATCTTTATCTACTTGCTTAGCGAAGTTATTGTCTAAGATTTTCTTATATGAAGTAGTATCATAGTTCTTAGCAATCTGAGCAAAAGTTTTCTTAGAACCTTCTGGCTTTAAGTTGTTAGAGTAGACACGAGTCTGATTAGGTAGATTAGTAGGAATACCTCCATTCTCGTGAGAAGGCCCTTCAGCCATTTCTGTCTCTAAGTTTGGAAGTTGGATAAACTCTCCTCCTTCAATCTCTACATCGTTCATGCCTTCACTAGCATAACGTTTGTTTATTTTTGCACCCATTTCGGCTTTGATTGTAGGTTGATACTCTGTACCTCCACTGCTATTAGGACCGTACTTAAAGTTATAGTCATTAATAGGTTTAGAGTTTCTTTGTTGAATTGATTCGATAAATTGTTGTTGATTCTTTAAATCTTCGTTCTTACCAAGTAAAGCATTAAATCCTAGTAAGCCTAAAGAGACCATAGCAGGTCTGTTATCTTCTTTGGTTTCAGGAGTTTTAGTTTCTGGCATACTTTGATCTAGAACAAAGTAATCACTCTGTTCCTTAGTCATTGGACCTTGCTCTGGTTCTGGAGTCTTAGGATTAATATCGTAAGGATTCAAAGGAGAGAATCCTGTAGTAAACATAGGACTCTTAACTAGGTCACTAAATGTACCTGGGGCAAAAGAACTCTCAGTAGTACTAACAGTACCCTTAGGTTGTTCGGGAGTAGTATAACCATCTAGAACAAAGGGATTATTAATACCAAAGTTCTTTTTAATATCTTCTACGGTAGGTATAGACAAACCTGTTTCTTCAGGTTTTGTTACAGTACCTGCATCTTCGAATTTCTTCTTACTGAATCTCTTAAAAAGATTGCTTCTTAACATGTTTTAATGATTAATGTTATTAACTTAAGATGTTAATAAGTGCTTGGAAATAAGCTAGTTATACAAATATACAAGATTAATAAAAAAAAGCAAGGGGTAATTGCTTACCCCTGACCTCTTGATTTCTTTAAGTAGTTCTTACTAGACTTTAACTTTGAAGCTTTAGTTTTTGCTACTACTCCTTTTCTGCGGATCTTTGGTTTAACTTTAAACTTAGAAGCAGTAGAAGTTGATTTTGATTTAGATGCTTTAGCGGCCATATATTTAGTTTTAGTTTATTTAGTTTATTTAGTTTTTAGCACTTCCAACGTCTACGTGCTTGTCTGATTCTACTGTTAGGATCATTCTGTGTAGCTTGTGAGGATCTACGTAACTGACCTAATGATCTAGCACAATAAGACTTTCTACGATTAGCTGCTTTGCTACCAGGCTTTACCTTACCTGTAACCGCAGTACTTAGTTTAGATCCAGGATTTGCTCTACGATAAGCCATTACACCTTTCTTAGTCATACCTGCTCCTTGTTTAGTAGGACGATAGTTTGCTCCTGGACCTTTAGTAGTCTTAGCAATGTTTCCTCCTTTAGCCATGTAAGCAGATTTAAGTCTGCCACCTGACATAAACTTGTAACCGTACTTAGAAGCATCTTGTCTAGCTTCTTTTACGTTTCCGCTATTAGCTGCTACAAATCTTGCCTTAGCTACTGAGGTAGGCATCTTACCACCATCAGCCATCTTAGCTTTAATCTTACGTTCTTGTTTAAGCATCTCTGGAGTAGGCTTCTTTCCAGAACCTCTCTTAGCACGGATGTTATCCCACAAACCTCTTTGTGAGTAAGATCCATCCTTACGTTTTATCATTTGTTTCATTTCTTTACTTTAGATTTCTTTAAGAATTCAGCTAAATTATAATTTACTTTTTCTCTATTAAACTGTTTAGATAATTGATTAGCTAGTTGTAATCTATTGGGTTTACTTTCTACCCTACGAAGAATACTTGCTACTCCATCAACCATTTCTTTATCGTCATCATGATCTATCTCTCCTCCTTTTTTTAATCCTGGTTTTTTAATTTGTTTATATCCCTTTAACCAATCTTCTTTATATAATTTGATATCACTAGCTGGAATAGGAGCTTTTGTTTGATAAAATTTTAAACTAGGTTCTGGAAACTGGAGCCATGGATCAAATGCATTTGGATTATTTGATTCAACCATATAGGGTCCTTTGTAACCGTGATAAGCTTCACGAGTATCATTTCCAAAAGTTCTTGCTCTTCGTATATCAAGAGGTACTCCTTTATTAAAATAAGATGTAAGAGAACCTTTTGCAGGTCTTACAAATCCAGAATTAATTAAATCTTCCGCACCTGCATCTGGCATTACTCTATAATAAGATTCAGGATTAGGTTTAAATGCTAAAGGATTGTATTTGTATGTATTTTTTAATGCTGTATTAGTAGTAAGATATTTACTAGCTGATTTTAATGGTCCACGTAATTCAGCAGCAGCTGGTAATACAGATAAAGCATTAAGACCAGCATTTGCTAAGTCACCACCAGCTGCTTTAAAATTACCTTGTGCAGCATTAGATACAGCAGATCCTGTATTACCTATTAAATCAGTTGCTGCAAATGCAAGTGAGGCGGGATTAACCATATCTAATACATAGTCTAATGGGGATGCAGAACCATTACGTTTTTCTCCCTGAGCTACGAAAGAAGTAGCTTCCTTGGCTTTCTCATAATTTGATTTAACTTTACCCTGACTAACACTACCTACACGTTTAGCGTACTCTGCAGCTTCTGCTGCTTTTCTATTAGCTGCAGTAACGTTTGTATTTTGAGTAATTACTTTAGTATTATCAGAGTAACCTGCATTACCTGCAGGACTAGTTCTTAAGTAAGGCTTTCCTGTATTAGGAGTCCAGTTAGCCCATCCCCCATTATCCATTGTTTTACCTCCTGCTTTAAAGGTCTTATTGAATCTTAAACCTGCAAAGTAATTTTTATCTAAACCAGACTCTCCTTGACTGACTCCATAGTTTCCTGTTATAGCAAGATTTGGATTGAAGTTATAACTTCCACTAATCTGCCCACTCTCTAAGGAGTTGTTTCTAAAGTTTACTCCTGCATTTAAATTTACTTTGTCGGTATTGTATCCTGCAGAAGCGTCTCTGTACATAGTTTTTCCTTCCTTAGTTTGATTGTAATTCAAATAAGCTTTGTCTCCCTCTAGAGATGCTCCTAAGGAATTAGGAGATACGTAGGAAGAAAACTTATTCTTACTATAAGATAAGGTAGGAGTAACAGAACCAGCATACATACTAGGAGCATTAACTGATCCTTGTAGACCTGCTCTAAAGTTCTTTAAGTTCTTTGATACGTTATACTGTACATCTCCTTGAGGAGAAACATTCTCAATAGAACTCTTGATGCCTCCATTAGGCATCTTACGCTTCTTAGAATTCTTATATGCACCCTTAAGCCTAGAGCCTGAGGGTGCACTTGGAATTACAGAACCATTTACTCCTGGGACAAACATTATTTCTTACGATAAGAAGCGTTACGTACACCGTACTTATCCCTAGATGCTACGGTACTCATTTTTGGCATTTCCTTAGTTTGACCTTTAGTAGTTTTTATAGGTATATTTTTTACAGTCTTAACACCAGACGTATTCAACATTCCATCTTCACCTTTACGCATCTTAGAAAGAGTCTTAGCCAAGTTAGCTCTTTTTACAGTTGTACTTGAGAACTTTTCTTTATTAGCTAATACCTTATCACGAAATGCAGGTACAGACATACCAGCCTTTTTAGCTTGTGCAGTAAAAGATCCTGGTTTCTTAATAGCACTCTTGATCCAGTTACCGCCTGACTTCATCTTCTTACCTCCACACATCATGCAGGAAGAATAAGCTTTCTTTAAACGATTCATATAGTTTAATTTAGTTATTTAGTTTAGTGTCAATTGATACAAAGTAGAAGTAATCAAAGCAATGATCTCATCTACGATGTTTTGTAAGTGGGTGTTTTCGTTTCCGAATACATTACGATGCTTCATTACATAATCTTTCATGTAAGTAAGATGAGCTTTAGCATTCATATACTCTGATCCAGGAATTTTAAAGTTTAAGCGTTTTCCAATAGTTCCGAAGTATGCTTCTACTAAATCATCTAATAGACCAATTACTTCTGAGTAGTAACCATCTAAAGCTTTATGCTCACTAAACGAAGTTGTTTGTAAATGAGCTAAGTGAATGATGTCCCTAGACTGGAATAACTGTCCTAGTACTATTTCGGGTTTAACTGTTGTGAAGAGTTCTTTTTCTTTCATGATATTATGGGTTGGTTTGGGTTATTTGAATGGTGTTAATAAACTTAAATCTAGAGTATTGATCCTGAATCAATCTTACTTTAGCAAAGTCAGACTTGATCTTAGACTTCTGATAAGATACAGACACAGGTCTTACACTCTTAGTGTTAGGTACTTTGTCTATAGGGTATTGAGTAACTAAGTCACTCCACTGAGTTGACCATAAAGGTTGACCATTTCCTTGAGCTGCAACGTTCCAAAATCCATTAAAGGTATACAAGTGTTCTCTACGAGAGATAAGAGCTTCTATACCTGTTGCTGTCATTCTAGGATAGGTAATCTTCTGTCTTGTGTTACCAAACTCTTCAGGGATCAACTTAATGATACCAGAAGACTGCTCTTTGTTATAGATGATAGCCTTAGTAAAGTTTGCTAAGTTCTTCTTGTTAGCAGTAGACAAAGAATAGTACTCGTAATCAGAATAGTATTCTTGAATGTCCTGCATCAAAGTAACAGAGTTGATTGTAGATACTTGTGGGAAAGAGTTTACATTATACTCAATTATATAAGGATAGAGTATATTGTAATAAGTCTGATAACTGTAAAGCGACAAGTTATGATTCCAAGTAGACGCTCCTGTAGAAGTATTGATTATGGTTTGGAAGTGACCTAGTTGGGGAACAAAGAAGTTAGGAAGGAAAGAGTAAAAAGAAATAAAGTTCTTTAACTTAGGTGAGTAGGCAACTGTCCAAGATTTATTCTCGAAGAATGCTGGATCACCAAAAGTAATCTCTACCTCAATACTTCCACTATCTAAAACATACTTACGATAGTTGCTATCTGAAGTGTCTGTAATATACTTAACTACTGAAGGACTTCCAGGTCTATACTCAGGCTTAACTCTGTAGTCTAGTTTAGTAATAAATACTCTCTCGTATCTTTCATCCCATCCCATTACAATTCCTAATCCAATAGGGGGATTGTCGATGTCTGCATTAGGAATGTCTTTAAGAATTTGAAATGGTAAGTTTTGCTTAAACCAGTTAAAGTTGTTTTCAGTTTTAATCTCGTTAAAGCCTTCACCTGTCAACTGATAGATATGTCCACGCTTAGCATCCACCCAGAATGTTCCGTACTCACACTTAACATAAGCTTTGTGTTGAGTTCCTATGTAACCTAGATCAGTCTTAGCTAAATCTACAGGTTTTTGTTTGAACATTTCTGCACTTCCAATCTCTAACTGATAAGGGGAAGTAGTAGTTAAAGTAATACGAGAGTTGTAGACCTTAGTAGTGTTTTCAAACCTAGCATGTACTCTTTCGTTCTCTCCTGCGTTTAAATCTATTAAGCGTCCTCCTTGCTTAGGGAAGTCATAGAAATTGCCTGGACGGAATACTCTCCAAGCATCTGAAAGATAGTTAGAAGAGTTTGCAGGATCAGAGTAAATTACACGGTTATGGTGAATAGACAAACACTCTAATTTAGGGTACTTTAATCTATATGGAAAGTTAGGACTTAAGTTCTGTGCAGAGTAAGTAGCATTGTAACTATAAAAATTATCAAACTTAATAGGTACGTTTACTTCATGCAACCAATCATCTGGGATACCATCTCCTACGTTAGGATAGAAGTTTTCTTCTAATTCATTTCTTCCATGACGTAAGTCTACGTTAATGTCAGACTCTACATAGAATACTGGAATACCATAAGAAGCTGTGTAGAAGAATCCTTTCTGATAGAAGTAAGGTTGAGGATCTGCATCTAGATTATTCTTCTTTACAAACAAACTGTAGATTGAAGCCAATACTCCTGTAAGAGCAGCATTTAAGACACCACCTGCTACTAAAGCTCCTGTAACAACTCCTCCAGCTAATGCCGCAGCCGCAGCTGCTACAATCCCAGCTATTGCTGTTTCGGCACCAACTGAACTTAAATCTTCAGGAGACTCTCCGATGTAGTAAGTAGGGTAGCCTAAGTTAGGATACAGCCAATAATCAAAAGGAACATTATCTACTTTAGCTGGTAAGTTAGCTAAGTTACGAGTAAAGAAAGAGTGCTTACGCTTAAGTGCAAACTTATTAATGTAAGTGTCTCCACCGAATGCAGGATAGTACTTAGTTTTAATTTTAAGTGTTCCTGAGATATCTGTATATACAGAACAAGAATATCCAGTAGAAACATATCTAATGTTTTCTATTTGTCCATACTGATTTGGAAAGTCTCTCTTGATAGAAGCATAGTAGGCTCTAGTATCAGATTCTACTATCTGCTCTGGATCCTTTGCTAAGTTTTTTTGTCCAATAGTATAGCGACTATTATCTATGATACTTGCATATTCTGTAGAGAAAGATCCGTTTGTCTTAAGATAAACAGAAGTCTCTCTTAATCTGTTATGAATAGGTTTGTCATCATTCAGTTCTACAATCTTATCATTAGCGTAAAGTCCAATGTCTAAGAATCTTCTTCTATTACCTACTGTAGTAATCGGTAAGAATCTTTTATATTCCCCAACAGAGTTAAACTGATAAGCAAAGTTTGCTAAAGGAATTAACTTTTCTATTAAGTCTATAAACGCTTGGTTGTTAGTTATAATAGAAAGTGCATCTGTTTTAGATTTATTACTAACAGTTGTACTTACTCCAGGAGGAGGTGGAACGGTAGTATCTACGGCTGTATCACTTTCAAATGCCAGAGCTAATGCATTAGCGAGTGTTGCAGCAGTAGTATAATCAGCTATTGTTAAAAACTTATGTTTAGGGTGATCTAATACAGGAACAAAGTGTCCTTGTACTTTACCGTATTCTACAGTTTCTAGTTTAAGTTCTGTACCGATTTTAGGATACTGAAAGTGTGTGTCAGGTGAGTGGAATGTATAGCGAGATCCAATAGTATTAAATCCTTTATGCAATTCCATTCCGTACTGATCCTCCTCAATGCCTCTATCTGCTTTATTATACCAATCAGGAGTAGATTTAATGTATGGATCATCCTCTAAAGAGTTATAGGGGTAGTTAGGATAGTAGTAAGACTTTTGAGTTTTAGCATTTATAAAAGTTCCTACATCATAGATAAGTCCCTTAGCAACAACTGATTTGTTATTTACACGATTACCTCTTACTAACTCGTAACCACAGATAAGTTCCTTCACAGGAATCTGATGATTACCGTAAGTGTTTAAGGGATCGTAAACAGTTTCTTGGTCTAGTATGCCTTCAAATAAAGACTCATTCCAAATACGTACTCCAATAGGATAAATAAAGTCATCTCCATCTGCATGGATGTGAGACTTAGCATTCTCAGGAAACTTGTGGTGACGTATAGCTTTACCTGCTAAGGTTCCCCAAACATCCTCATAACAAGGATAAGTTTCAGTAGACTCCCAGTAAGCAAACTCTCCAGATGTTTCAACAGTAATCTTACAAGAGTATTGAACTTCTTGCAAAGAAGGAGTATTGTTTGGAGGAGTAAGTCCTGTAGTAGCTGTGTTATAAACTTTCCATCTAGGTTGTGCTGTAGTTACAATACAATCATTAGATGTACCAAAAGCATCAGGATTACTAGAAGAGTAAAGTAATTCTTCTTCGTTAGAGTTTACAAATATTTCTCTACCAGGAATGTGGAATACATCTGTATACTTTCCGTTCTTTAGTTTAAACTTAATACCAAAAGGATAAACCTCATCTCTCTGGTAAGTGCGGAAGAAATAAGCAATCTCTGGATTAGAAAAGTCAAACTTATTATCTACAGGCATCTTAACTGTTTCCCAACGAAGTTTAATCTGGTTTGCTAATAGTTGAAAATTGTACTTAGGAGTTTCTACTAAGTCAGCTAACATCAGAATGTCATTCTGCTTTTCAATAATCTCAGCAGTCTCGTAGTGAGGACTACGAATCAAAGGAACAATAGAAGAGAAAGTAGAAGAGTAATCTCCTGTATAAACCAAAGAATCTCTGTAGGTAGATTGGTTGACTCTATAAGTACCTACCAACTGGTATGTAGTTACTTCGTTAATGTTCTCAGCTACAACTAAGTTAAAGTAATCAAAGATTGCTGTACTGTGATCTATAGAAACTCTAATAGACTGAGAGGTTTCGTATTCAGTCTGTTCAGTAATAGCCCTCTCAAAGATTGGAATCGGGTTAGAGAAATCTACGTAGTCTGTAAGTTCTTTACCATTCTCATCTGCGTAAGCAAGAGAGAAAGAATATACTCCACCTTTTAAAGTTCCTCCTGAGTCTACCGCAGTAGGATAGATATCAGGTTGGCAGAAGTCTGGAAATAGTTTTAAGCGTTCACAAGAGTCTGTAATACAGTCAATGGCATCTCCACATTGATCTCTGCCATAAGGCTCTTCTAATGAGAAATAACGAGGTTGTATATTACGAGCAATAAAGTAAACCTTAGTCTCACAGTTATCTACTCTGTATTCTGAGTAAACAGGAAAGTCTGGAGACAAACCCAAACAACAAGGAGCACTCTTAGGAGTACATGTTCCTTGAGAGTCTAGGATTGAATATAGAATCTCTACATTAACAGGTAAGATAAATCTATTTCGTTTTGCTGTAAAAGTTCCTATTCCTGACGGAAACGTCTCACTTGTTTCTACTCCATTACAGTCTACAAATACAACTGTAAAAGGTTGGTTGTCTGTAGCCTGTACATCGTATCTATAGCAGTCTGTACAGTCACAACAGTTGTCGACTACTAAAGGAGTAAACAAACAACAAGAACTATCTTCTGTAACTACGTTTGTAACAACAGTTCCAGAAATACATCCACAATCTTTTTCTGTTTCTATAAGACTAGTACAATCTTTACTTAAGTTAGTTATCTCACCTATTAAGGAACGTCCATCAGGATGAGCTAGGAATACAATTAACTTAGATTGTTCTGTAATATTAAGTGTGCCTACTATTCTATAGCCAGGATAACTAGTTGTAAAATCATAACAGATTTGGTTAGAAGGTTCATTAGTGTATGTGGTAGAGTTACCATCATGAGACTGAATGTTTGCGTTTAGAGCAAACGTAATCATGTTCTCCTTGATCTGGTAATTAACCGAATCAAGGTTTAAACCTGCTACATTCTGATTGATCTTGTTATCCATTAAACTTAAGAGATATGGAACTTAGTGAAGCGATTTTTAGTACGGGCTACGTTATCAGCCATCTGCTGTTTGGTGTAGGTTAACAAGTAACCATTAGCAGCCTGTAACTTATTTAATTGATCTTGTCTGTAGTACTGAAACTTAGATTCTACTTGACGTTGACTTTCGTCTACTACTGAATGCCAAAGCTGCTCAAAAAATTTAAACTTAAGATAAGACTTGACATACTCTTCAACCTCAAGAATTTCTGGCACCATAGGTATGTTATCATCGTCCATTGGACGTGAGTAATATCTAAGGAAAACACAACCTGTTTCAAACGTTGCACTAACTGTTTTATTTGGATAAATTTGTAATACATCAGCTGACGACACATTGAGGTTTTCACAACCCTCAATACACATAGTCTTAGAACCATGATACACTCTAAGCATCTTAGGGTGTTGCATAGTAATCTTAAAACCAGGTGTAGGTACACTGATAGTCTCGTAATAGTTTTCTTGCTTGACACAGTCTCCTGCATCACAACCTCCAGTACATTCTAGATTCTGCCACCAGTATCCCTGCATAGAATTAACACCTGAAGTCCATTGTACATCTGCTTCGTAAATCAAAGCATAGTCTAACAAAGAAAAGTCACAGGGTAATTCAGATTTATAATTAGAGAAAGTAAGTACAGCTTCTTCAGGCTTCAATACCATTACACGAAGTTTGCGTAAAGCCTGATCAATGAAAGTAGGAATAAGAACCTCACTGATAGCACCAGCTTCAAAGTACGACTTGAGCTCTTGCTTTACTTCAGCAACTAAAGGCTCAGAGGAAATAAAGTTAGTGTTATCGTATTTCATTTTATTTTAGTTTACCTTATATTTAGTTTGTTGTCTTTGATTGCTTGAGCTAAGGCTGTCTTATGTCTGTTAGACATTCTTAGATCGTAGAAACCAAACTCAACTATTCGTTTAGAATATGGATACAAATGAAATTTATAGACTGCACCATCGGTATGTGAATTTCTATAAGGCACCTTGATGCCAGTTTCATTGTAGAGCTTCCAGTTAATAATTGTATGTTTACCTTCTTTAATTGCATTTTCAGTCTTTACAATTTTAATTGATCCGAAGTTTGGAAACCGTAATGAGTATCTTCCACGTAGTAACCTCTCTATAAGTTTAATGTGAATCTTTTTAGGAATGCCACAAAACTGCTTATAGCTAATGTCTTTGCGTTTAGTTTCTTTTAAGAACAGATGGTAGGCTCTAAGGGAAAGATAGTTCGTATCCGAAGTTGTATCTTTCTCTTTTTTCCTAACTTGTTTTCTTGGGTTTGGTTTTATAAAGTCTTTCGACATAATTAGTTGGGTTCATCCCTGTTGTTGTCTTCAGTCTCGTAAGGCAACTTATGATAGTTGATTAAAGACTGATTACACATTTCAATCAAAGTATCTAGCAAGTAGCCAGGAAACTTAAATTGTTTATCATACATACTCATACACTGTAAGCCATCAAGATCTTCGATAGACTCAGTAAAGTAAGCGTACATATTCACACACTCTACATCTGGATCTAAAACGTAAAGATATCCATTGCGGATAGTATAGTACTTTTTAGGGGTCTTAAAACGTAAAGAATTATGATTAATAAAATCTCTAATAGTAGTAGGAAAAAGTTCCTGCGAGTTAGAAGTGTTGAACACCCCCTGAATAAAGTACGAATACAACCCCTCATCTATCTTTGGTAGTTTGTTTTTGCTTCTACGTATAGGACAGTTAAGATCACATTCAGAACCAGGAGCCTCAATTAAATGTAAACACTCATATGCTTGATACACATTATCTGAAGTAAGAAGTCTTCGTAAGTTGATTTCTCTACGTAATAGTGTAGAAGCTTTAGTTTTTAATAAGCCGTAAATGTAGCGGTCACTAATCATATCATCATCACTGATGAACTTGTTAGCGCTCTTTACCCTAGCGATTAAGTCTGAGTTAGTATACATTAGTATATAGTTTGGGTTAATTTAAGGCTTATTACAAATATAAATTAATTTTAAAGTTAAGTCAAGTGTTTATTTAAGAACTAGAAGAGCCCACTTTCGCAGGCTCCTACTAGCAAGATGACAGGAAAACCAACCAAAAAAACCCTGCCAAGATTTTTATTATACTGCGTATGAATTACCTCCTACAAAAATCTCTAAAGACTCTGTACCAGATAAAGTCACTGAAGCTGCGGGATTGTTTAACTCTACTACTAAGTCTGTACCGTTCATATAGCATGCACCTTGATAAACTGCGGTTGAAGGAGTACCAGAAGTTGTTGCATACTTAAGAATAAGAACACTAAAGACTTGAGTATAAAGAGGAGCATATCCTGCAGGAATGTTTGCGATTGTTAAAGATTGACCGTGAGTCCAAGTAAATGAACCTGTAGCATTTACAGCTAAGCTTCCAATAACTGTAACTACGTTACCATACTTTTGGAGTTTAGGCAAACTACCAATAGGGAATCTAGCAGAAGAAACTACAACTGCATTAGTTAAAGTTCCTGCAGTTAAGTTTACAAAACTTGGAGTAGTTGATCCACCACTGCTAACTAAAGATATATTCAAACCATCTGAATCACTAGTAGCAGTAAAGTGTGCTGGATTTAACTTAAGTTTTAATCTACCTAAAGTATCTACTATTCTATTTAATTGAGTTTGTAAAGTAGTAGAAGTGTTGGTGTAGTTAAAAGTATAACCGTAGTATGCAGTAGAACCAAAGTTGGTAGCCCAAGTCAAAGCATAGTTTGTAGCTGGGATAGAAGCTAAAGCAGTATTAATTGCACAGATCTGACTTGTAAACAAGATAGCTGCTGCACTTAAAGTACTAGTACTAGATCCTCCAGAAATACAAGAAGTATTAATTGAAGTAGGAATGGATCCTACACCTGCAATGTATGCTTTCAAACTATCTACAGTTGCACCTACAGTAACCAAGTCGCCTTGTAGATCACCGTACATACCACACATGTTAGTTGTAATCCAGTTAAAGTAATCTGAAACTACAGCAGTAGTCGGCTTAGTAGTGAAAGAATAAGCTATACAAGGATTACCCAATACACCTGTCATATCTACATTAGTATTGATAGTACAGATCTTAGATCCGTAAGCAGTTAAGATTTGACTTAAAGTAGATACGCCAGAAGTTACAGAAATACAACCAGGTGCAGTAAAAGTAGGAACTTCTAAAGCAACTACTCTATTGTCTACAGAACAAAGAGCTGTAGCAACTGATTCTACAAATCCTTGAGCACTAGTAATAGCAGTTCCAATACTATCTAAGTTACCGCCTAAGCGTAAGCAACCGTAGTTGTATGCTGAATAATCTAAGCCAGAAGCTGTTAAGTTACAGATACGTTGGTGAAGATTAGATACAACTACATCCAAGTTAGTTCCTGTTGCAATAATAGCTGCAAGAGTAGTTACTTGCAAAGTCAAATCATTTGCAGGAGTAGCTCCACCTAATGAGGTTCCTAAGACAGTTAAGAAGTTTCCTACTGTGTATCCAGACCCACCGTTAAGTAAAGTAACTGTATAAACATTAGAACCAGGAGTACGAGTAACCTTAACAGATGCACCCGAACCTGATCCTCCTGTAGGAGATACAGTGTATTCGGTAATAACTGTAGGACTTAAAGCTAAACCTGCTTTACTTACAGTTGAAATAGCTCCTGTGCCGCAAGCTAAAGGCAACCCAGAATAGGTAATACATTTAGCGTAGTTAGTTGACAAACATCCTACAGAAGTGCAAGGTGTAGTTGATATATGTGTTCCGAAACAATCAAGACAAGTAGACATAGTTATGGGCAGCAAGTACAAAGTTTATTAATGATAGCTCTAAGAACTCCTCCAAGGGTAGTAGGTACTCCAGTACCACAAGGATCATCTCCTAAGCATTTAGTTCTTATATAAGCAAGAAAATCAGGACTTAATGGAAGATCTTCCCAATGTAAGTTTCCGTTATTAGTATTGATGTTTTCTGCAGACAAATAGTTTAAACGAGAACGCAACTCACAAATAACTCCTACAAGTTTAAGTACTACCTCAGCAGAATAATATTTATCATCTGTTACTGTAAGGCCTACTGTCGAAATTACTGAAGTAGTTCCACATGCAGTGTTAGCTGCATCAAATGCAGTTTTATTTAATCCTACACGAGTATCTATATTAACTACTTTATCATCTAATAACTTAAGTAAGTCATTTAAATAAGGATGGTCACAAGAAGAAAAAGAATCAATCAGACCTCCTGGAGTAGGAGTACCTGTATACTTTACGCACCCAGAAGGAACGATTTCTACGCAGTTGTTATTAGGGCAGCAGTTAGTCATTGTTTTAAAGTTTAATTTTCAGAGTTGCTTTTGTATCGCAGTCTATGCATTCAGCATACTTCAAGAAGCGTGCTAGTGCTTTAGACTTTTTGTAATAGGGTTTTGTTAAGTACTTGATATGCTGTAACTCTTTGTAAGCAGCATGAGCAAGTTTCTTCTTAACAGTCAGACTCAAGTCTTCTGAGTAAGTCATCGGCTTTTCTATATAATTCAGTAGCTTTTGCAGGGTTGCATAAATCAGCATGTGCTTCAGCACCCTTAAGCAAAAACTCAATTTTGTCCAAGTAAATAAGAGTCTTCTCGTCATCACAGCAGTCTACATACTTAGCCCACTGTACTCCAAGACGACAATCAATCTTACAAGTCCTCAAGTGGTAGCGAGTGTTGATACCAGTATCAGGACAAGTGGTAATAGTTAAAGTATAAACGCCATCAGGTAAAGCAGTAAAGCCACTGGTAGAAGAAGTAGTAAATCCAAAGTTATAAGAGTTGAATATGTTTACTTCACCAATAGTGTAATCGAAGGTAAAAGGATTATCATAGCCAGGTACTGAGATAGAAATCTCTGCAGTATCAGGAGCTAATGGGTATACTGATGTATCAAGGATAGACAAGTAAGAGCAATCCTTTGCTTTAAGTGCTTCTAAGTTAAGTTGTACGTTCATAGTTTTTTAAAAAAGGGGGAGTGTTATCTCCCCCATTTATTTAGAGATTAGTGGAGAGCTACCCAAGCAGATCCGTTATACACATGAACTTTGTTCAAGGTAGTATCGTAAGCCAAGGTTCCTTCAGTCATTCCAGTCAAAGCAGCTAATTCTGATGTGCTGTAAGAAAGAAGAGTGATGGTAGAGTTATTAACTGTACCGTAAGCAAACACCTTAGCGCAACAAGCAGAACTGCTAGACAATACGCCTAAGATAAATTTTACAAGTGACTTCCCAGGACCTCTGCCAGAAGCATTTTCCAAGGTCTCACTGAATGTTCCAGGTTTGAGATTGATATCTTTCATTTTGTTTTAAGTTAATAGGTAAGAAAAAGTGGGGGAGATTAATCCCCCACATAATCTCTTGATTAGTCTACGAAAGAGAAACCAGTCAAAGCATTGATGAAGGCACGGATGCCAGCTTCACCTGCTCCACCCTCTTCACTCAAGATGATGATAGAGTGGGTGTTTTTACTTTTGTTTTCGAAACCTACTGGAGAATCTTCCAAGTAAGTGATTTCGTACATTTCAAAACCAGTAGCAGCAGTGTAGTCATCTACGTACAAGAACTGATTTACATCTTCGTTGTAAATAGGATTCCAGTAGTAGCGAGCTTCAGCTACGTTAGGCAAGTTGTTACGGAAGTAGTGACGCTCCATTTCAGCCATAGCAGCTTTAGCACCGATAGGATACTTAACGTTAGTTGCATAGGTGATAGTCCAAGCAGCACAAGCATCTTCGATATCGAAGTCTTGAGTGTTGTAAGGACCTTCGTGAACTTTTACTTTGAAACGTACCAAGTTGAATACGTAAGGAACTGCATCAGGAACACAAGCGTTACCGAATTCATCCAAAGCTTTACCTACCAATTTAACACCGTAGTTAGATCCGCTAGATACCAAAGAAGCAACAACGTACTTGCTCAACAAAGGAGAAGCGTTGATCTTGGTAACGATAGCAGTCATGTAAGTAGAAGCAGACAAAGCATCGCAGTCACCACCACATTCAGAGCAACATGCAGTTTTAACAACTACAGACTCTTGAATCAAGGGCTGGTAAATACCTTTGCTCCAGTACTCGTCAATCTTCAAAGTAACAACGTATTCTTCGTCACATTTGAAAACAGGAGTAGCAGCAGAAGCTTCATCCCAACCAATGTAAGAAACTTGCTGGGTTACAGTCAAGTCAGCGTTAGTCTTGGTTACAGACAAAATATTGCTTTGCTTGATAACGCTAGTTTTGAAAGTACCAAATTTGTTGTTAGTACCAGTTCCAAAAACCAATTTGAAAGAAGCAGGAACAGCAGGAGTAGCACCCAAGTTAGAGTTACCATCAGCATCGAAAGCAGCGATTGACTTATTAGCCAATGCAAAAGTGCTAGCAGCAGCAGAATCTACTGCGCTAGGTACAAAGATTTGTGTGATCTTGTGATTCATAGTTTTATATATTATTCAGAGTTTTTGTTTAAACGATCTTCAGCAAACACAGCTTGTGCTTGATTATCAGTTGATTGAGCAGCGAACTTAACAGCTAAGTCGACTAAGTCTGACTGAGCATACTCAGGGAGTTCTGAGTTTTGATTCTTAGAGTTTGTTCCATCAAACTTAACGTAGCCCTCTACATCTATATCTAAGGGATAACGTAAGTATGTTACAAACACTTTTTCGATCTTAAACTTACTATCAGTGTAGACTGTCAAGTTATCATTCCCCAGTGTGGCTAAAGTTGTTCTCCACTCAAACGAAGGGCTGTAATTGTTGTCAAGGTACTTAGTAGTAAGTTCTCCATGTCTAACTAAGTCTATAGTAATGGGCTCAGAACAGGTTCCATTCTTTGCTATTGCGTAAGACGAAATATAAAACATATAGTTTGCTGCGTCTTTCAGAGGACAATCATAGCCAACGTGAAAGAGATCATTTGTTTTTACGGGATTCAGAGGCACATTGCTGGTCTTCAATATCTGGAGATCATCAATACGCTTTCTGATAGAATCGTAGCCTACTTTATAAATATTGTTAGGATTAAGTTTAGTTTTAATCCAACTAACCTGAGCCTTGTTGAGGTAAACTATAATATCTTCAATCGGGATATCTATATTATCCTGACGATTGATTTTATTTAAAGTTAGTTTAAACTCATAGATGAGTTCCTCAACAGGGATCATGTTATATATTTAGTTTTTATAGAGCGTCAATTCGTGCTTTGTTTTTCAACTTATCCTTAAAGGATGTATACTCTTCTGTATTTTTAGGATCTGCAAGGAATAATTCAAACTCTTCGATTGACTTAGCCCATACATGCTCTCCTTCGTATACAATAGAACCTTTAATTCTAATGATGTTTTTATCTACTAGATCTTTTACAAGAGCCTTCACATCTAACAAGTCGTCACTGTATGACATAATCTTGTTAAACTGATCAATAGGATCTCGATCAAGAGCTGATGCTGGTGTACGTAAGAACTCATCTACTGCATTGTAAACTTCTTCTTCTGTAGCATCCATTGGTAATCCTAAGCCAATAAGCTTTTGAACTTTTTTACGCTTAGTTGCAGTCATCTTATCTAAAGATGCAATTGCACTGTTAATGCGTTTCTTACGTTCAAAAGTAGTCTTAGTTTCTACCTCTCCATTGTAAACGTAGAACTTTACAATAGCGGTATCTATCTTACCACTTTCTATATCATCCATAGAGTGAGCAACCATTTCGGTTTCCATTAACCAATAAAAGTTAATTGCTTCTCTAGGATTCTCCATATTGAAGATGTTATCTCCATCTTCTAGGGTATATCCGTTTTCTTTAATTTCGTCATAGAACGTACTAGCAGGCAGTAATGATTCATCAAGAAGCGACTCATAGTATTCTCTAAGTTGCTTAACTCTCTGCATCTCTTGCTCTCTAGCTTTTGTGTCCAAGATTCCACGGAACTTCGGAGAGTTCTCATCTAATCCTGTTCTAATTACTCCACGTGAATCAACTCGTGGGAAAAACTTTCTTACTGTTCCTGGAATGAAGTTATATCCATTCTGGTACAATGATCCTTCTAATGTGCGCATGCTAGAAGGTTGTCTTTTGTAGGGACGAATAATTCGCACTCCCTGTGCTATTTCTTTACTCATTTTTGGTTTGGTTTAATTTTTGGTTCTAACTTTATCTATTTAGGAGGGGGCTATTAAACCCCCTCCGTCATAGATTCGCAATTAGATGCGAGGGAATTCTTTAATGATCACAGTCTTGGTAGGATCTTCCAAGAAGATACCTGCGAAGTCTTTCATGATGTAGGTAGAATAAGGATCTTTGCTAGCGATTGATGTCTGTTGAGCACCGAATCCTACTGAACCTGCAATGTACTGGTAGTACATGTTAGGACGAGTAGACAATTTTACCTCACGGATACCTGCGTCATCTTGACCACTTACATCCAAGATGATGAAGATTGGAGGAGTCTTCTTGTTAGGACCCAACTCCAAGAAAGTAGCATGCTCATTCAATTGCTCTAATTCTACGAATTCAACTGGACCAGTCTCAGTAGTCATAAAGTGATCGAATTGGAAAGCATAACCTTGCTTAGTACGATCTTTACCATCCAAGAACTTATCAGCAGATACCATGAAGTTCTGACCGTTGAAGTCTTTGCGGATAGCAGTAGAAGCCAACTCCATACCAGAACGGTTGGTGTAGATCTTCACGCTACGGTCTTTCAACAACACACGGTTGTAGAACAAGTCACCGATAGCAGTACGAATCAAGTTCAAAGAGAACTGACCACGATCGTAGTAGATAACGTTACCCAAGTGCAATTGCTGCCATAAGCCTTGCTTAGCACGAGTAGGACGACCTTTTTCATCTTTACCGTTACCTTGACGACCCCACATCAAAGTGTTAGCTTTCATGCGCATCATCTCCATACGGAGCAAACGAGATACTGTAGGCTCCCAACCAACGATTTTGGTTTTCTCACCTTCAGCCATAGGATCGCTTACAGAGTAGTAAGTGATGTCCATAGGATTGCCTGAAGCGTCTGTCTGCATACCCAATTTGGTTGCATCAGCCCAGTCAGTGATAGTGTGTTCAACACCATACTGTTGCAATACATCAGCCATAACTTCTAAGTTACCATCGAACAATCCCAAGCTAGAGAATGAAGTGGTGTACTCACCCAATACGTTACCGATCTTGAAGTACTCAACACCTACAGCCAAGAAAGTAGCAGCTACGTAGTCGCTAGAAGAAGCACCTACTGCAGTACACTTGTACTTGAAACCGTTCTGGTGTTTTTCACCTTCAGAAACGATTTGGATTTGAGTTTCTTGCTCATAGCGGTGGCCGGTGATAATGTCGTTAACAACAAACACGTTCTTGTCAAATACCAATTCGAAAGTAGAACCATCACGACCTGGGTAGGTAGCAGCAGTAGATACAATGATCTTAGGTAACTCAGCACGCTTCTTGATTTTGTAGGTGAAAACTCCGTTAGGATCGTTAACCATAAAAGGCTTACCAGTCTTCATTACCAAATCCAACAAGTCGTTCTTGTACAATTTAGTGTCGGTGAAAAGGCGAATCATCATTTTGTCATACTGATCAGGCTTAGTGCGCAGCATGGTTTCAACGAAGTTCTTGTCTGTCAATTTACCCAAACCATTTTTAGAATAGAATGAGCTGGTCATGTGAGCGTTAGCTATAACTCTCCCGTTAACCCTTGGAATACTTTGATTAGGCATAGTAGTAATTTATTATTTTTGTTTTTATGTTTTATTTGAAGTACCGTGAGAATAAGTCATCGTTAGATTTTGAAGGCTTACCAGACTTTTTACTCTTGGTCTTTAAATCATTGAATAGAGAATTGGTCTCTTCTGTTACAGCTTTTCTTTTTACAGGAGTTAGATCTAAATCATTTTGAACTAATCTAGCTACAGCTAAAAACTTAGAAGGATCCTCTTGACGCATCTTAGCAAGTTTGTATTCAAACTCACTGATACGCTGACCGTTTGGAAGAACGTGGGGTTTAGAAAGAACAAAGTCAAACAACTCATTAGCAGAAGACTCATTCAAAGGATATCCTTCAATGTTACCTGAAGTAATAGCTTTATCTAATACATCAGCATATAGTTGCTCTCTTTCTTCTTCTTTCTGTTTAATCGCTTGTACACGAGCTTCACTTTGTTGTGCAAGTACTGCTCTTTCCTGTTGCATCTTCTCTACCAATTTAACTTGATACTTTTGAGCATATGCTTCTAGGCGATCATTATCTCTAGCGTAGTTCAGTTGATCTTCGATTTCATCTTCATCCATTCCTGTCTTAGCTAAATACAAACGGAAAACTCTTTCTTGGTTTCCTTCTACAGATAAGTCTACATTCTCGACTACTTGTTCGTTTGAGAACTTCTGTAAGTATTCTTGCACAGGTACTTTGTTAATGAAGATATCTTCAATCATCTGTACTCCTGCTTCTCCGTAAGTTTCAGTAGCAAGTTCTTCTAATTGATTCCAAGCTCTATCTTCGATAGTCTCGTTCATCTTAGCTAAGAACGTTTGCTCATTCCACTCAATTTCTTCTCCTTCTTCTACGTTAAGCATTCCTGCTTTAACAAGACCCTTACCAAAGACTTCAAAGTAATTATCTTCATCGTCTTCATCTTCGCCTTCTTCTAAATCTACTTCTTCCTCTTCTTCCTCTTCTTCTTCGGCAGGTGCTGGAGGTTTTGGAGGATCTATAGGTTCAGGATTTTCATCTTCTTCTAGGGGATCAAAATCTTCTCCTCCTAAAATATCTGGTTTAATGTTGGCATTAGGATCTTCTGTAGTAGTATCTAAATCTAGTGGATCATCTACGGAAAAACTGTCAAAGAACTCTAAATTCTCTAATGGACTATTGGTTGTCATAAGGTTAGTTTGGTTTAATTCAAAAGTAATATTTTAAAAAATTAACACAAGAGATTAATAAATTAGGTTACGATATGCACAATAAGTTAAAATAGGGGATTTTTAGGCTCAAAAACCCCCTACTTTAGTGCTATAATCTATTACTTATTTGTATCTCTTATTTCTTTTTTGAGCCTGAATCGTACTTGTTTTTATTTGTTTGAGCTATTTTAAGCTTATTGTCAATGTCTTTTTCTTTGAGTGCTAGCTCTTTTTCTTTAAGACTTAACTCTTTATCTTTAGCTACTTTCTCGTAAGTCTGTTTAGAAACTTCTTGAGCAAGTTTTGTCTGTTGGATAAGAAGACCTGTAGTATCTACATCTGGATTATAAGAACCTTCGTTAGCAATACCTTGAAGCTGTACTACTTGCAGTCTATTCTCACGATCAAGCTGCTTGTTCATATCTTCTCTTCTAGCATCTTCTGCGTTCTGAGCTGCATCCATCTGCATCTTCTGCTCAAACTGTGCTTGTTGTTGCTCCAACTGCTGTTGCTTAAGCGCTTGTTCTTGTTGACGAATAGCTTCTTTACGTTTCTGTACATCACCTAAAGTCTTACGTAAGCTTCTTTCAGAGTTAGCTGTAAACAAATCTACCATCTCAGAAAGCTCTGCTCCATTCTGCATTGCAGGCTGAGCCAATTGCTTCAACTGTTCGAGAGTAACCTTGTCTTCTGCATAAGAAGAAACAAAAACAAATAGTTCGTGTAAGAGTTCTTGTTTGCTAACTCTCAAGAATACAGTCTCTAGTTCAGAGTTTAAATAGTTTAAAGTAGAAGTAGGCTTCTGTAACTCGATGTACTGAGCCATATCCAAAATAGTCTGATAAACTTTCTGCAAGATGTTATCGTGCCAAGCAAACCAAGTTTCTGTCTGAGCAAAAGATTGAATCAAAGCATTGTTAGCAGCAGTAGCTGTATCTGATGCTTGAGAGTTACCTAGACGTTGACGAGTAAGACCTACTAACTCATAAGCTTCTAAGCGAAGTTGTTGAGCTAATTGGATACGTGCTTGAATCTCTTGTGAACGAGTAAGATCAAGGCGAGAGAATTGGTTGAACTGTACAGCTCCTCCTGTGTTCTCAATTGAAGTATCAATCAAAAGAGTTCCTCTGTTCTTAGCATTCCATAGCATTGTCTCGATAGGATCCTGAGAGTCTTTCTTAGGAACTACTTTTAAGTCACCCAAGAATACAACACCAATTTCTTTCTCAAGCAATTCCCACAACTGATTCATACAGATGTTGTAAAGAACCTGATAGGGTTTAAGAAGATCTAACAAAGACTTACCTTGAGTGTTACGAGTGGTATTAATAATACCTACAATAGGAGCACTCTGAGTAAACTCTAAAGGTTCTACATTTACGTAGATGTCTGCACCAATCTTAATACCTCTCCACCATTCGTTGATCCAAAGTTCCTCAAGAGTAATATCACCTAAGGTTTTATCCATCTTGTAATCTTCAGATACAAACATCTCTTGTTGGAATCCTTCCTCATCTAAGTAGGTACGTTTGAAGATACGTTTCTTAGACTGCCAGTAAGAAGTAACAACTGTGTAAGAGTGCTGAGAGTTAAATGAGAATACGTTATGATCAATACCTCCGTTAGCAAAGTCACCTACGTTCTCGAAGGTTAACTGCCACAAAGGATCATTAGGATCTGGTAAAGCTGGAGCTAAGGGAGAGTATTCGTTGTTTCTTAAGTTCTGTAAAGAACGATTCTTCAAATGCTCTACTTCTTCTCCTGTAAGATTATATCTCTCTACGATTTCACTCATAGAAAGAACTTCAATCAAACCTAAAGCCCAACAGTCAGATGTGTACTGAGCATTACGATTAGCTAAGTACCATACGTTAGATGGGTTCTCTGTTTTGTAAGTAAATCCTAAACGAGAATTATCTGGGTAGAAGTGGTGAAACTCTTTACCTGTTACCAAGAAATCTAAGAAAGCTTGCTGAGACTTCTCTCTAAAGTTAAAGTGATACTTAAGAGCATTTAAAGTTTTGTTGCCCCACTCTTCTGCAACAGAAGTATAATCCAAGATTTTGTTCTGTAGTTCTTGTTGCATCTGAGCTTCTTGTTCGGGATCAATAGGCTGACCTTCTAACTGAGCTTCTAACTTCTTTACAAAATGTTCTTTAATTAACTCTGTACGGAAATCAATAGTCTCGTTTACAGCTTCGTCATCTACTGCTTTAACCTTGTACTTGTGAGGACGGTTAATCAACTCTCCCTTCAACTGATTGATAGGAGGATTAACAATAGGATAGTGCTTTAAGTGCTGAGGTACTTCAGGCTCTTGATCAGGTACATCATTTAAGTAACTGATTAGTTCCTGCATCTCAGGAATGTTTGTGTAGTCAGAGAAGTTAAATTCTCCGTTAAGCAACCTATAGTTTTTTCTAAAGGTGATATTCTGCTTGTACTGTGCAAATGCAATATTTGCAAAGTAGTCCATAGTAGACTTAATCCAGCTCTCCTTTTCTTTATCCGATAAGCTTACAAACTGCTCAGGATAAAAGTAGGCGTGATTGACTGGATCAGTGTACTCTTTGAGAGATTCAATAATCATTGTATTTGTTATTTAGTTTTAGTTAATAGCGAAAAGGTGATGAAGTTGTACGAAAAAGAGATGAGCCTTTCTTCTCTCTAAAGTATGCTTGCATTCTAGTATCCTGACTTGCATCAGAAATAATTACTTGAGTGTTTAAAGACTTAGCCATAGCTAAAGTAAGACCAAATGAAATAACTCGGTCAACGTTTAACTTAGGTGTGAACTTAATTAATTCCTTAATTAGGACAGGATCTAAGATTCTAGTAACTCCTAAACGTTCTTTTATAGTGTTACCATCTGCATCTCTTTCTATATCTACTACTTCTGTGATGTACTCAATGATAAGCGACATTAAATAGTTTTTAATATCCTTGGTCATGTGAATTCCATAGTCACGATTAACTGTAGAGTTAGGGTGGATGTCGTTAAGAAACTTAGGTGTCTTCTCTAAAACTCTAGGAGACTCTTGCTTATCTACACAGTGCTGGATAAAACCATAGTCCATGTTTTCACAAAGAGTCTTAGCATTGTAATACTTAAGAAGCATCTTAGTAGTATCGTACCAGGTTTCAATCTTCTTAGGACGACCTGTATAACAAGCTACTACCATATTCTGCCAGCCTTCTCCGTTAAGATTATGTACTCGCTTATAAATGTAAGTAGACCCCAAAGAAGTTGAGTAGTGTGCCTGTGATTGTTTGTATGGATCCGTTCCTGCTGTATAAAGTCCATAGGGGGCTTCTGACAGAGGATATTCCCAAATCTGTACACAACCCTCAATATTATCTGTTGGTTTAACAGGGAAGTTCGTAACAGCCTTTTTCTCGGTAAACTTGTGACGTACTGTTCCGTCTGCTGACATGTAGAGTTCTACGTTGTCTGCTACAATCTCTTGGGCAGTTAACTTCTGTAGTTGTTCTTGAAGTAAGTCTACTGGAAAAATGTTCTGAGATAACTCTAAGAAACACTCCTCGTGCGTGAGAGGATAGTACATTACCTCTTTTAAGTAAGTCTCTAATCCACTAGACTTTTTAATCTGTTCTCTAGACTTTAAGATAAGTTCTTTACCCTTCTCTTCGTCTGCTACCCAAATCTTAATTAAGTCTAACTCAGAAGCCTCTTCTTTACCTAGATAAAGTCCTAAGGATTTTTCTTCCTTTGGTACTTTTAGAGATTTAGTTCCTGGAATAAACAATCCATAACTCTTACCTGTTTCGTTTGCCTCTACAGGTAGGAAGTTATAAGCTTCTGGGTTATTAAATAATTCTTCTAGGTCAGCAGCTTTACTCATGTCTCCCGAAGTTCCGATAACAAATGGAGAACAACGCCATCCATAAGGACTATCGAAACACGGAGTAGTTGCCGCTA